GGGACCCCGCGTCCCACCATGCAAAATCTTCGGCAAGCACGGGGTAGAAAAACAGATCATCGTCACGCTGCATTGACGTTGCTTCATACCAGTTTTCAGGATCAATGCTGTAGTTCGCCTGAAAGTCTGACCAAATGGATTCCGCTTTGTAGTACAGCTCCCAAGTCTTTGCGCGTGCCCTGTCGTTGAGTCGCATTACTGCACACCTCCACCAACGAAAGCAGGTGCGTTAAGGCCAAAGGTCTCGCTCACACTCATAGCGGCACTTACCAACGCGGAATCCTCACCAAAGCCCCATAGGTCCATCGCGGGTACGTAATCGTGCGTGGTTACCATGTGGACTACGAACATAACCAAATCGAACAACATTTCAAAAACCCTTTCGGTTTCAAATCTTCCACCACTTTTCGTGGCGTTCGCTCCCTTTGAGCTTGTACCTAAATAATAACCCAAACCGTGCCATTATTCAAGTCAAGCCCCAAGGGGGCACCCCTTTTCAGGGGTAGCCCTCCCCTATGACTCTAGCTCACCAACCAAAACCCTAAGCGACTCTACCGCGTAGGTCACGGTGAGGCGTTCCAGCGCCATAGCCGCAAGCCGCGTGAAGACCATCGACAAGCTCAAATCCTCACCTACACCAGACTCCATGGCTATTTGCGGTTCGTCCACCAGATTATCAATTTCGTCAAGGCCGATAGCCGAAATAATTCCGACCACGTCCGCGTAGTAGATGCACGCATTTTGCGCTTCCTGGTACAGGTAGTCAAGCGGGTGATCCCCCGATTCAATATCGTCGATCAAAGCTTTTACGCTTTTGCGTGTGGCTTCTGCCACATCTGGCCATTCTTCAGCAAGGTCCGGCCGGAAAAGGCCTACATATTCCGACACGCATTCCTTTACCACGTCTTCCACGTCGTACAGCCCTGCATCCTCAATCCTACGCGCGACGCGCACCAAGTGACTTTCGTCACTTTTCAGCATCAACTCATGGACTTCATCCTCACCTAGCGAGATTTGCGGGTTTTCTTCCAAATCATTGATTAGGTCTTGCACCCGTGCCGCGTCCGCTCCGTCACACTCAAATCCTTGCACGCTCACGGATTCCGCAAGGTCCAGGTAGAAGCCCTCACTCATAAGGTCTGCGACCCCAAAAAGCGGATTCTCGCGCTCAACCCTCAAATCGGTCAGCGCGTCTTCTAGCTCACCCCGCACAAAATCGACCCATTCCGAAAACGCCTTGTCGGTCACGTATTCCGCGACACCAGACAGGCCAGACCACTCTACGCCTAGCTCCATCAGTCGATCGTGTGCATAGTCAACCCATGAATCGACTTCGCCATTTTCGCCAAAGAGAATATCGTCTGTGAGGCTTGCGGCTTCTTCGTCAAAGAACCCGTCAGGGTATTCACGCGACAACGCGTCCAGCAACTCACTTTCGAAAGCCTCACGCACGGCCCCCTCAATCTCACTATGAGCGGTTTCGACGATTACGACACCGTCCCCCGCACTCACTTCTGGTTGTGCGATTTGGTCACCCAATTCAGGGTATGCGCGCCATAGGCTGCTCTGTAGATTGCGTGCCACCACATTGGTTAGGTCTTCCAGCTCATGCCAAGCGGATTCCCAACCCTTGGCTCCAATGGCTTTTTGAACGTCGAACTCAATACGCATTTTGCGCTCCTTTGGGTCGTGACCTTTTCGGTCTGCTTTCTGGTCCCTTTGACCATCTACCTAACACTATATCCACCTAAGGCCGTAGTGTCAAGTGAAAGACTAAGGGGTTACCCCCTTTCGGGGGTTCCTCCATTGTTTCCGCTGGTTAGATTAGTTGTTGCACGGGGATGTTTGGCTCATTCCACCCGTCAGAATCAGGTGTGAAAATGACGCTACCCGTCACCCGCTCCCATTCAATGAGTTCAATTGCTTCTTCGCTGATCGTGAAATGGGTCACGCTTTCGCCTAGCTGGACGTCCACGGCACGTGAAATATCCCATAAGTAGCCGTCAGCCCATGCCAGGCATGAGGCTAGGTAGCTTTCCCATGTCAAATCGCTGCACGCTGTATCGCTGATGAAAAACACAACACCATCGCGCGAAACCAGCTTATCCGCTGCATCTTCAAGCCCTTGTGACCTGTACCACCCTTGCGGCCCCTGGTAGAAAACCGCAATTTCGTCGTTCTCCATACCGGCTTGCAGGGTTTCGTCGTCCACCAAATCCTCAATGTGCCGCATATTGTTTTTGTTGCTCATTCTGATGTAGCCACGATCCACAATTGCCACGGTGAGCCATGTCGGATCAGGGAAAATTTCATCGATGTATGTTTGATACGTGGACATTTCGGCTTTGAAAATCTCCCCATTGTGTGCCGCGATGAACAGGGGGCCAAAGTTGTCTTCGCTGACACGCTCCCATTGACCATTGGTTTCGATCCCCTTTGGCTCGCTGTACAGCCCTTGCGATTCAGTTATGCTTGCCTTGATGGTGCTTACCTGGTACATTTTCAGTTCTCGCTTTCTGCCGCTTCTTGCGGCTTTGGGGTGTTCGGCGTTTCGCTGACAATGAACAATTTACGCACCACTCAAGCTCTTGTCAAGTCCCCTGGTCAAAGCCTGTTTTTGATCGTCAAAAAGAGCATAAAACCGCGCGCTTTCAGCCACGCTAGCTAGAGCTGCACGACACGACACCTTAGGTGTCAGTGTCCACACGCGCACGCACGTAGACGCGCGTAAAAACCACTGCTGACCTGCATGTTTGACACCAACTCCCTATATACATATACTTGCATTAGTTCCGAAATGGAGCAGCTGACATATAGACAGATATAGACCATCGAAAAGATAGGTAGAAAATCATGAAGCACATTTACTTTAAGGACCATTGCCGTAGGCAATAGGTCCACCACGTCGTTTGTGACATAGACCACAAGACGGGCTATAGTTTTGGAAGTGTCTTAAGTCACAAACGAAAATGAAAAACATTTCTTTTAAAACCCCTAACTGTATCAGGGCTGATACGCCAACCGTCTAAAACGTCACGTGACGAAATCACATCCGATACTTGTACAAGTAGTACAAGTATCAGGTGTACTACGAGTACGCGAAGACATATGCGACCTACATCACGTCTCTATCTGTTTGACTTTTTCCGCGGTCTATGCGGTAATTAAGCCATGTCGTTTACAGAAACTGAGAAAGAGTTGCTGCGGGTGCTCAAACACGCCGTAGCCGACATGATCAAGAATCCGCAACCGAACCGACCAGATGGCTACCCAAAGCTCAAATGGCAGATGGTGATCCCGGAGGTTCGGGCACTGCTGTCCGACCCACAACACCGCGACCGCGAACTGGCGGTACGCCTACGTAAAGACCCAAAGAGGTTCACTGTCATCCTGAAGCGAGAGCAGCAGCAGTACGCAGTAATCGCGCAGATCGAGGCTGTCCTGAAGGGGGCCAACCACGCTGCCAACGACGTTGCCGAGGGTTTTCTGGGTAACATCACCACCCTGGCCGACGAGGCAATCATTCCGCCGAAGGACCAGGACTATAACTTGGCCGTCAACTTCTACGCGTACAGCTACGGCCGCCGTGTGCCTGACACCGGCACGGTTAAGCTCAAGCGCGGCGCGTTTGGGGCCGACTTGTTCCATCACTGGTCCGAGCTGTAGCGCCCAAACTGCGCCCACCACAAGAGCGCCCAAACTGCGCCCACCACAAGAGCGCCCAAACTGCGCCCAAGTAAGGAGAAGAAGAATGGAGTCAGGAAGAGACGGGGTCCAAGGTGCGCTCATTATGTATCGCAACCAAGACGAAGTGCGCCCGCTTATCAAGAAGGGGATGCAAACCTTCGGAATGGAGCAGGTTGCGATCTTCATGTTCGCCGGTTTCGATCCGGAAGACCCGCTGAACGAGTGGGGAAACGACGTCATGCTCGGCGACAAAAACCAAGTCATCGAGCGCACCCGCTACCTTGACGGCGCGGAACGCTTGGCAGAGACCGCCGAGATCGAAAACGACTACCACCTAATCCTGTCCCTGGCCGGAATCACTGGCCACGACAACTCCGCGTTCTGGGAGATGTGGGACGAGGAGATCATGTCGGAGGCGGCGCCCGACTGGGTGCACTCCGTCCGCCTGCGCACAGGCTCGGGCCACGCATTCAGTTTGTGCGACACCCGCGATGAGGAGTTGCTAGCGTCCAACGAGGCGCCTTGCGTTGAGGGTGTACAGATCATGCTAGTGACAGGCGAAATCGTCATCACAAACTCCTCTGAAGTGCAGGTTTGCGAAACCCGCGAGGAAGCCGTAGAATACCTTACAGAAGCCATCCCCCGATGGTTCGAAGAGTCTTTGAAGGAGGATTGATGTTTAAGATCATCGAAAAGATACCAGACGCGAAGATTGCGTTGCTGAAGCCAAACAACCCGCGGACAGCGTGGATCGACGGCAAGGAAGTCCACCTAGTACTCGTCGAGGAGCGCGGAGGCAACGTCCACGTGCAGTTCTTCACCGAGGACGACAGCAAGCGCCGCACCTTGACGTTCAACCGCGGAAACTTCTCCGTTGCCCTCGGCGACATCACGGACAACGACCTGTTCCTCCAAGCCCTCACCCGCATCTCCCTGTTGCAGCTTGAGGCTGGCGTCGGCGGCAAAACACAGCCGATGTTCATGGTGAACCAGCTCACAGCGGCGTATCTGCGCCACTCACTTGATCCCATTGATCCCTCCCGTGAAGTCATTATCGCCGAAGAACCGTTCGGCGGAAGGATCAACTTCGAAATGGATGGCTTCGTCTTCGCCCGCGGCGAGTCTAGGGTTGATCATGGAGTGCTGGAGTTCACTCTGTCCCGAGCTGACGAAGTCCCGGTCTACGAGACGACCCTTGGTTCCGGTGGATCAATCAACCATGAAGTGAAAACCGTTCTGTACAAGCTCGAAAAGATGGCCCCTCGTGGCTTCGAGGCGGGAGAGTAATGTTTAAATTGAGAGCCGACGCTCCGACCTGGGCTGTCGTGGAGTCAGAGGACCTGAAAATCACCGCGTTCGTGTCGCACGATGACGTGTACGCCGAGATTATTTTCGCAAGCCAGGATCACCCCAGAGCTCGACTGGCTAGTAAACCAGTCACAATCCGTATTGATGCTCTATACGACAAGGAAGCCAACGCTTGCTGCCTGCGTCCGCACACAGCCAACATTGTTCGCCTTGCCTGGGAGCTTTTCTGCACCGACAAAGACACCCTACGCGACTCAGTCATCAAGTCACTGCGTAATGCGGCTTGTGGTCTGGACAACCAGATCGAGTTTTTCCAAAACCCGCTCGGCGATGGGATCTTCGCCAAAATCTACGTAGATGGGGAGCTGGCGGAGCGACATCTTCTTCAAGCCTGGATTGCAGAGGGGGCTCTGGTTATTCAGGACGACGACAAAAAGGTATTCCCTAACCCAGCCAAGGTTGGGGCTAGCAACAACGCCGCCGGATTCAAAGCCGTCGCTCGAATCCTGAATGATGTGGAGGAGTAATGTTTGGCATCGAACACTCAAAAGACAATTTCACCCTTCTGCGGTTCACGAAGCCACAACTAGGTCTCGACGAGCATGTTTGTGTATACCGCGGTGGTAAAGGAGAGCACACCGTCTCGTTTTTCGCCGACGGCGCGCAAGGTCTTTCGTCATACCGCCCATCGAACCTCCGTCTGAGCACTCGCCTTACGTCGGCGATTTACAGGCTATGTCTGCTGCGCGCCTAGCGTTCGAGATGAACGACCAAAGGGCCGCCCGTCGCTGCGAGCGCCTGGTCGACATGGTGTGCGACGCCGCCAGCCGTGTTTTGCCTAGTAACATCACCTGGAAACTCGTGGTAACTCCGATTAGCGAGATAGCTTTTATGATCTCCGGCATCTTCGTCGGGAGTATCAAGGTTGGGATTTTCGGACCAAACATTGAGCTAATTCCCGACTGGGAGGATGAAATTCTAGCGATTCGCGGGCCACTACAGGAGGAGGAAAGTCTGCACGAAGTTAGGGCCTCAATCCGACGACTGCAGAAAGCCCTTGAAGACCAGGCCAACCAAAAGCGACCTGTTCCTGAAGAAGAGGGAGATGACGAATGTCCGTTTTGCGAATCGTCGTGGGACTGTGAATGCAGATACGAGTAAGGAGAAAGAAATGAACGAGAAAAACATCGACCAAGAAGTGCGCCGCCTTGTTGAGGAGGCGTTTCCGCCCGCGCGTACTAACTGGCCTGCGGTGGTACTAGGTTTCGCACTGTTCGGTGCCGCCATGTGGCGTCTGGACGGCTGGATGCTACTTGTGTGCGTCATCGTGTCCGCGATGCTCGTCATCGCCGGGAAAACAGCTAAGTGAGGAGAAAAATGGACTCTAAACATTGGGCATGGTTCGAATGCTCCGTTGCCGTCCTGGCCATTGGCTTCCTAGTTTCGTCACTCGTGATGAAAAGCGCTGGGATGTTCGGTATCTACTGCTTCCTGTTGTTCGCACTGTTCATCGTTGAGCTGGTGCGAGTTGACCTTAAGTGGAATGAGTATCTGGACAATGATTAAGCTGACGAACCAGAAGCGGATTCTGGACGAGATGGACGAAGAGGATCGTCGGCATAAGACGTACGTGATGTTCACGTCTCTGGCCTATCCTACGATGTGGCTATGGCTGTTTGTGGCAGCGTCGTATAAGCTCGCCAGCTTCGGGCACCCGCTATGGGGTCTTGTGGTTCTACTGGCGGCGCTGCCTGGTGTCGCTCGCTACATTCTGCTTGAGGCGCGCACTGTTGTTGCAATCCAGGAGCATCTGCGCCAAATGCACGAGAGAGAAGGTGAAGGATAACCTTAAAATACCCTTAAACCCCGGCTTTTACGTCGGGGTTTGCTTTTTGTACAAGGCGTGTGTAAAGTTGGGTTCAGCCTTGAAAGGAGGGCATGATGCTAGAAAAGCACTATGATTTGACAGACGAGACCAAAACGGTCGGAAAAGAAATACTTCGACGAGCAGTCGCCGTTGTCGATGATCCCGGAGGCAAGTTCTTGGCGGGCGACCTTGGCGGATGGCTTGGTGAAAACGCCGCACTGGAGGGGTTCGGTTGGGTGGCTGACGAGGCCGCTGTGTACGGTAACGCCACCGTCATCGATTCCGCTCTTGTGTGCGACAACGCCGAGGTGTTCGACTGGGCTCGGATTTCCGGTGACGCGATGGTGATGGATAATTCGCGAGTGTACGGTTCTGCGAGAATCTGCGACACCGCCGAGGTCTGCGACACCGCCGAGGTTTTCGGCAAGGCGAAGGTTCAGGAAGCGGCTTCCGTATGCTCTGGGGCAGCGGTTTCCGATAAGGCCGTTGTCCGTGATGCAGCTATTGTGTGCGGGCAGTCCCGCGTGCGTGGACGTTCTACTATCACCGGTGACGCCCTTATTGGCGGCAACGCGGTCGTCACTGGCTCAATGCGTGTCAGTGGTACCGCCGACATCACCGGCGACGCTATTTTATCCCACAGCATCGTTATTGATTTCGAAGCAAACGTCCAAAACACCAGCGATGTGCTGGTTGTTGGGGCTTTCGGAAAAGAGGATCAGCGGCTCTACTTGGTTCGGACTGGAGCGGACAAGGGCCAGGTTTGCTTGGGTTCTCTTCGCTCAACAACCGCTGGCATGGTTGATGATTTCACCCAAGAGCTAAACATGACTATTTCTGACGTAAAAGAGCTGACCGCAGTTCAGAAGTTGTTTTCAGTAAGGGAGGCGAGGTGGTGATGCGTTTCCGCAGAAGCCCGAGAGGCGACTGGGTTGTGTGTGAAGGCAACCTGCAACTCGGCGTCATCAGGAGGATTAACAACAGCTACTTGGTGGTTAAGGTAACCGCTGACGACTTCGTTTTCGACATCGAACCATCCTGCGGGCCTCGCTTATTTGGTCGAAGGCAGGACGCCGCCAACTGGATTCGTCGGGATGTTCTGGAGCGCCTGGATCACACAAAACTACGTCGCTACGGCATTCGAGTTGATGAGTAGTCATGCCTAAGTTCGCGTTGGTCGGGGCCCTGTCTAAAGAGATCGACCGCAGGGAAGTCCTTAAGAAAACCGAAAAGCGTTACATACACTTAAATCGTCGTTACCTCCGGATTTTAACAGATAATGGCTTCACCGGGTACTACGAAGGAGATAATCAGGAGTGGGAGGTCCACGATCACTGTACCCCGGTCGCCATCCACAATCTGCATGGAGGCTGGTTTTACCCAGACTTCCTGGTCAAAAGCGGTCTGAAAAACAACAACGAAGGCTTCCGGAAGGAAAGGCTCGACTTCTGGTTTATGCTGGCTGGGGTACCCGAACAGGATGGCGTTTTGCATGTCGGACCTGGAGACTACCGAATCATTATCCAGGACGCCGAGGTCGCTCAAGTACGTCTATGGGGCCGTAAAGATTTCATGGACCCCGACCCAGTCATTGAGTTACCAAACGAGCAGTGGGAGTTGTTGAATGAGGGCCGAAACAGCTCAATGTTCAACACAGCACGTGACGTGTTTAACCACGTCAAAAACATGAAAAACAAAGGATTGCTATGAAAAACGAAACCTATCGTGGTTTGAACGCGCAGTTGAATTTATTCGACGATGACGGTCGAATCCAGCTAGAGAAAGACAAAGAGGCGTCGCACGCCTACTTCCTAGAGGTGGTGAACCCCAACACAGTTTTCTTCCACACTCTGAAGGAGAAAATCGACTACATGGTCGACGAGGGCATGTGGGACGAGAAGGTCGTCCGCAAGTTCGACTTCCGCGTTACCAAAGAACTGTTCAAGCGCGCATATGACAAGAAGTTCCGGTTCCCGACTTTCCTCGGAGCGTACAAGTTCTACAGCCAATACGCAATGAAAACCCTGGACGGCACCCGCTGGCTGGAGCGCTTCGAGGATCGTGTTGTCCTGAACGCGCTGGCCTACAGTAGTAATATTCGCCACGCGGAAACCATGATCGACTTGATCATGGCCGGGGTTTTCCAGCCCGCGACGCCGACGTTCCTCAACGCCGGACGAGTCCGCGGCGGAAAGCCGGTCTCCTGCTTCCTGCTGCGCATTGAGGACAACATGGAGTCCATTGCCCGCGGAATCCACGACAGCCTGCAATTGTCCAAAAACGGCGGCGGCGTGGCACTGTTGCTCAGCAACATCCGTGAGGAGGGGGCGCCAATCAAAGGCATTGAAAACCAGTCCTCAGGCATCATTCCGATCATGAAACTCCTGGAGGACTCCTTCTCCTACGCCAACCAGCTTGGCGCACGCCAAGGCGCAGGTGCGGTGTACCTGCACGCCTGCCACCCGGACATCATGAAGTTCCTGGACACTAAGCGCGAAAACGCGGACGAGAAAATCCGCATCAAAACCTTGTCATTAGGTGTTGTAGTGCCAGATGTTCTGTTTGAGCTGGCCCGCGAAGGCGCAGACTTGGCTCTGTTCTCTCCGTATGACGTAGAGTATGTATACGGCTTGCCGGTGTCGGACCTGTCCATCGATGAAGAGTATTGGGACATGGTCGAGGACGACCGCATCCGCAAGGAATGGGTGTCCGCGCGTAAGCTCCTGCAGCGAATCTCTGAAATCCAGTTCGAGTCAGGATACCCTTACTTAATGTTCGAGTCCGCGGCGAACGAGGCTAACCCAGCTCCGAACTTGGGCCGTATCAACATGTCGAACCTGTGCTCGGAGATCATGCAGCCTAACGCGGCATCCAAGTGGAAGCCAAACGGCGAAATGATTGGTGTCGGAGCTGACATCTCATGCAACCTCGGCTCCGTCAACATCGCCAAAATCATCGAATACGTCGGCATGGCTCGCGGGGTTGGGTCGTTCAACGATCCGGTCGAGCTGGTGCAGGGCACAGTGTTCTTCTACGTGGTGAAAAACATCGTTGAGTTCCTGTCCGCAGTAGCTGACGTTGCCAACCAGAACGGAGACCAGGAGATCAATCCGTCCATCACCAAAGGCAACGTCAACACCCGCGCCATTGGTATTGGCCAGATGAACCTGCACGGGTACCTGATCTCCCAAGGCATTAAGTACGACTCACCGGAGGCGCGTGCGTTCTTCTCCGCCTACATGCGCGTGTTCACTCAGGCCGCGATCCTGTCCAGCCAAATGTTGTGCTTCCCTGAAGAGGGAGAGGAACAGGGTGCCTGGGGGCCTGCCGCTAGCTGGGAGTCGAGCGACTGGGCTAACGGCAAGAAGCAAGAAAAACTTCAGGAGGCACACCTGGAGGCCAACAAGCGGCACAAGGGCATCGACATTCCGGCTCCGAAGTGGCTCCTGATGGAACTGGCGGGCCTGGATTTCACCCGCGCCAAGCGGACGCCGATGGCGAACCTGTTCCTGCAGGCAATTCCGCCGACCGGGTCGATTTCCTACATCAACCACTCCACCGCGTCGATTCATCCGGTTACCGCTGCCGTGGAGACCCGCAAGGAAGGCAAGATAGGGCGCGCCTACTACCCGGCGTATGGCCTTACCGCCGAGAACTACAAGGATGTGGAGACCGCGTACCAGACCAGCCAGAAGGCCGTCATCGACATGTACGCCGAGGCTGCGCCGTTCGTAGATCAGGGTATCTCTGCCACGCTGTTCCTGCCGGACACCGCAACCACCGCGGACTTGACCCGCCTGCACATGCACGCCTGGCGACGTCAGCTGAAGTCCCTGTACTATGTACGCATCCTGCAGAAGGCCATTGAGGGGACCAACAGCGCCGAATGCGTCTCCTGTAGTCTGTAATATAAATCACAACGTCTTTCTTTGACGTTTAAAAGCCAACCAGGTATGGTTTAAACCGTACCTGGTTTTGGTCTCTAGAGAAAGAGGAAACATGAAAGCATCACTGTGCTTCAAAGACAAGAGGGCGCACATGAAACTTGTCGACGCCCCAGACAACATCACCCCCGAAGACTTCAACGAGATGTTCGACTCCCTGGTCGAAGAGTTCGTTGCCGGATCAACCCAGGTCGGCTACGAAGACGTCGCGGCGTTCTGCTACACCATCGCCAACGCCAAAGAGGTCGCGTCGCAGTCGTACAGCTACAGCCCCCTGCGCAACACTGTCAGCGGCCAGAAACTCGCGGAATCCATCGTCTTAACTTATACGGGAATGTCGGAGGAGTGGACCATCTTCTTCGACGAGAGTAAGGAACTCGGCCAGCGACTGTACGCAGAATCCGAATCCGGCAATGCCAGCGCGGGGGCTTTCCTAGACCTGTTCCGCAACGAAATCCTCGGACTGTTCGGAAGCTGCCTGGTTTCCGACGAAATCAACAAAACCCCGTACATGGAGGCTATGCTCGGGTCGATGGTGACCATTCGACTGATGCGCGCCGCCATTGAAGACAAAGCAAGCCTGGAAGGACTCATCTAATGTTTTCCCCCGTTGACTGGAACAACCCCGACCAGGCCATCGACTTGGAGGTCTGGAACCGCATGACCGGCAACTTCTGGCTGCCGGAGAAGATCGCCTTGTCCAACGACCTGCCCTCGTGGCGCCGCCTCGATGAGAACAAGCAGCGAGCCGTCGTCCGCGCTTTCGCTGGGCTTACTGTGTTGGACACCCTGCAGGCGGAAGTTGGCGCTGGTGCCGTCGCAAAGCACGCACGATCCCACCATGAGGCCGCCAACATGGCGTTCATCGGTGGCATGGAGGCGATTCACGCGCGCTCCTATAGCTCCATTTTCGCCACCCTAGTATCCAGTGAGCAAAACAAGGAGGCGTTCGAGTGGGCCAGCGAAAACAAGTGGCTGCAAGCGCAGGCCAGTATTGTCAACCAGCGCTACGAACACCTGGACGCCTACTGGACTCGCGTGCATAGCGTCATGCTGGAGTCTTTTCTGTTCTACACGGGCTTCTACCCGGCATTGCGCCTTGTGTCTGAAGGCTCCTTGCCGAACACCGCCGATATCATCCGTCTCATTATGCGCGACGAGGGAGTCCATGGCTTCTACATTGGTCTGAAGGCGCAGGCGATTCGTCCCTTGCACATGCGTCCGCGGCGTGTCACCGAACTAGTGTCCGCGCTTATGCACCCAATGGTCCCCTACGTACAGGAGCTTTACGAAGGCACCGGCTGGACAGAGGATGTCATCAAGTTCGCCAAGTACAACGCCAACAAGGCTCTCACCAACCTCGGCGAGGAGCCTTATTTCCCGGACAACGAAACCAACGTATCTCCACAGGTGCTAGCGCAGATGGTCGTTGACGCCAACGAGACCCACGACTTCTTCTCTGGCTCCGGCTCATCCTATGTGATGGGTAAGGCTGAGGAGATTAGCGAAGACGAGTGGGAGAATATGTGATGGACGTCCTTTTGGACACCCGCCAAGGCGGTCTGGTGGCCTCCTGGACGGGCAAAGTCCCAAGGCTGGAAGTGGCGCTGAAGCGACTGGGTTTCCAGTTCAGCGACTTCGGCGAGTACACCGCGCCGACCCTCACCCTCGGCTTACTGCGGGAAACCAAAAAGTCCGCTGCGGACTTCGGACGCGTGAAGGCCAGTAAACTCCTTCGCGAATGGGTGGCGTCGACGAAAGCCCGCGGCGCGTTACAGCACGCCGACTCCGACGCAGATATTGCGGAGGCGCTGCTGCGCGACTACCCGAAAACCGCAGAGGCTCTGCGTCCGTACCAACGAGCGGGGGTCGAGTTCATCCGCACCAATAACTCGGTGTGGCTGGCAGACCACCCCGGCTCTGGCAAGACACTACAGGCCATCGCCGGCATTGTCTCCCGCGATACCGAAGGGGACATCCTCGTTCTGTCTCCGTCCATCGCCACGCAAGTGACCTGGCCGGAGGAAATCAAGCGCTGGGCCCCGGACGACGAGGTTCTGGTGGTGACCGGTGGTCGTAAACGCCAGGAGGAGATTCTGTCAAAGCTGCAGTTCCAGTCGAAGACTCGGCGCCGCTGGGTTTTATGCAATCTGGAGATGGCGCGCATGAAGTACAACAAGCCGGTGGAGGTGGAGGGCCGCATCCATAAAGGCTGGTGGTCCCACCATTTCCCTGAGCTGTTCTTCCTGGACTATGGCGCTGAGAAGCCAAAGAACAAAAGGGAGTGGGCTGCCGTCATCGTGGACGAGTCTCATCGAGCTCTTACCACCACGAAAAGTCAGCCCTACAAGCAGTCGCAAATCCGCGCTGGGATGGGTAACCTTTCGGTAGCCCCGGGCGGCCTCAAGCTCGCTGTGTCTGGCACCCCATTCCGCGGGAAACTAGAGAACGCCTGGGGCACCCTGAACTGGTTGGCAAAGAATGAGTACAAAAACTTCTACGGCTGGGCCGCCGAATGGTTCGAAGTGTCAGACCGCGCTATTCACACCATGAACGGCGAGGTCAACACGACCACTGTGGGTGACCTGCTGCCTGGCCGCGAGCCGCTGTTTTACGAGGACTTGGCGCAGTTTATGCTGCGTCGAACCAAAAAGGAAATTGCACCGTGGCTGCCGGACAAAACCTATGCGGGAACCCTGCACGAGATGGCCGACGAGATCGACTCCGAAGGTGTCAAGTCTAGGCTGGTCGGGCATTGGCTGACGATGGGAACAAAGCAGGGCAAGGCGTACCGCCAGATGGAGGAGGAAGCCATAGCCAACCTAGACTCCGGTACGCTCATCGCCAACGGCGTCCTGGCGGAAATGACGCGTCTCAAGCAGTTCGCGGGCACCTATGGAAAACTGCGTCGCTTCATCGACTCGGATGGTTTCGAAGACAGTGAGTTCCTTCCGGAGCTGCCGTCGAACAAGCTTGACTGGCTGTTTTCGTATCTTGACGAAATAGGCATCAACAAGGACACCCGCAACGAGCACGGCCCGCACGTCCAGAAGATCGTCATCGCCAGCCAGTTCACCCGAACCATCAACCTGTTTTCGGAGACGATGGAGAAGAAAGGCATCGACACGGTTCGCATCACCGGCCAGGTTGGCGGAGACGAGCGCGCGGCAGCCGTCCGCGAGTTCCAGTCGGACGATGGGGCCAAAGTCATGCTGCTCAACACCCTGGCTGGCGGCGTGGCGCTCACTCTTGACCGCGCGGATGACCTAGTTATCTTGGACGAGACTTTTATCCCGGACGACCAGGAGCAGGTCGAGGACCGCATTCACCGCGTGTCACGCAACCACAAGGTGACAATCCACTACCTCCGCACGCTAGGCACCATTGAGGAGTCCATCGCACTGAAAACAGCGGAACGAGACGACCTGCAGAAGAGAATCATCGACGGAGAAAGAGGAGTCGAATATGCCAGAAGCCTACTCTAACGAGTCCGGGAAGCACCTGTCGGCGTCTGGCAGGCGCCTATTCAAGAAGTGCCCTTGGGCGTACACCATGCGGTACATACACGGGTTGCAACCAATCGCCTCGGTAAGCGTTCCTCTTTTATTTGGAAGCCTCGTGCATGAGGCTCTAGAAGGCTGGTACATACCCGGCAGAGAACGCGGAGTGCCGCCGTGGGAGACTTTCAAAAAGGGCTTCCAGAAGGCCGCCGTGGAGCCGGAAAACTCCGCGCTGTTCCCTACCGAGGAGGACTACCAGTCAAACCTTGACCTCGGCGTAGACATGCTGCGTGGTTACGTAGAGCACTACGGAGGGGAGCCCCACTTGGAGGTGATTCGGCCAGAGGTGGAGTTTACGGTTCCGCTAAAGTACCGCACGGTTGACGATGGAGAGGACCGGCGCACAATCAACGGCTTCCTTGACTTGACGTACCGCGACCACTCCGCTGGCGGCACCCTACACATTATGGAGCACAAGACCGCCAAGAGCCTCAGTAACAGCAACCAGTTCCTTCCGCTGGATGAGCAGGCATCACTGTACTTGGTGGTGGCTACCCAGACTCTGCGCGACATGGAGTTAATCGGACAAAAGGAAACTGTGCACAACATGATGTACAACTACCTCCAAAAAACCATGTCTGACCAGCGTCCACGCAACAAAGACGGTCTTGTTTGCAACAAGCCGAAGAAGGAGCATTACATCGCTGCACTGCTTGAGGCAGGTGTCGAATTGGAAGCTCCAGAAAAAATTTCAACGAAGGATTTGACAAAACTGGCCGAGGATGCCAAACTAGCAGTGTTCGGTGATCCGAGCGCAGTGCAACCGGCTCCCCGGTTCGCGCGGAAACTCGTTGCCCGCAACACTCGTGAAATGAGGAATCACGTCCGACGCCTCCGCGAAGACCTGATGATGGTCGACGCGGTTGAGAGAGACTTGATCCCGATCACAAAAACCCCGACACGGGACTGCGGTTTCTGCGAATTTGCACAACTATGTATACTTGACGAGCAGGGGTCACTCGACCTCGACGGCGAACTGGTTCGCCGTTCCTATCAAAGAAGGAGTTAGCCTAATGGCTGTCTACCACGTTTCCTACACCACCAAGCTTCAAGACAATTTCGTCGCCGATGAAGACCTGAAAACCAAGCGCGTTGACGCTACCTCCGCTCCCCGCGCAGTGGAGAAGGTCATCACCGAACTCATCAAGGGCGGCGTTGTGACCAGCCGCAAGCAGCTCAAGGTGCTGGAAGCCAAGCTCGGCGCGTAAGCCAAGCGAGAAGTCGAAAGAAGGCGTGAAATGCCTATAGAAATACCAAGTGTATGGCTCCGCGAATGGGAGACCATCTGGCCGAACATCGAAGAAAAAGTGTATAAAGGCAAACTAACTGCCGTACGCACAATAGAGTACAAGAAGGACTCGGAGTGGAACAAGTTCTACGTCGACGTCCCGATTGTCACCGACTCCGGCTGGCCGATGAACGAAGTCGAACAGGCCGAAAAGTGCGTAGAGTTCCTGCACAACGAGGGGCTTGAAATCGTCGTAGACCCGAATGAGCGCGTAAGCCAATTCGCATCCACGGAGGCAGCTAAACTACTCACCGGGAAGCCAGTGAAGATTCGCGAGATCGGAGAAGACCGTGTCGTTTCTTGATGACATCGCAACCGCGGAGGTTGTTGAGGAGAAAATCAACATCCTGATTTTCGGCCAGTCCGGTGTTGGAAAAACCACCTTCGCGGGCTCAGGCCCCAACAACGGCGAAAAGGTGCTGATCCTCAGTATTGAGGACGGCCTGCGCTCCATTGCCAAAGAAGGCAACAAAACCCAAATCAAGCGCATCAACACCTGGGGCGAGATGCTTGAGGCTGCCGAGTACATTGAGCAGCACCCGCACCAGTGGGACTGGGTTGTGATTGACTCCGTGTCCCACATGCAGGAGAAGCTGATCTGGTCCGATATTGTTGAGCGCGGCATCGCACGCAACCCGGAGCGCAAAGAATACTCCACCCGCCAGCTGCAGGAGTACAACGAGGCCAAGAACATGTTCATGAACATCCTTGAGCGCTTTATGTCCTCTGATGCAAACATCATCATGATCGCCTTGTCCGAGGTGTCCGAAGACCAGGAGGGGGACTCCTACGTGCACCCGAACATCGCAGGCCAAAAAGGCGGGCTCGCTCAGTGGCTGGTATCCCGTTGCAACCTGGTAGGCCTGCTGCGGTTCGGCAAGATCGCGGACAAGCAAGGCAAGATGAGACTCGTTCGACAGCTGGAGTTCAAGTCTCGGCCTGGGGCCTCCATCAAGGACCAGACCTCGCTATTCTCCAAGCCAATCACCCAGCCGACGCTGGCGAAACTCGCAGCAAAACTTGCAGCGGAAGCTCCTAAAACCACCCAAGAAGACGCAGAAAACAAGAAAGAGGCATAGGAAATGGCTCAGAAGCTATCCTTCTCCAACATCGCAGTCCCGGACCAGAAGACCATCGAACAGGCGTCATTCCAGGGCTATACTGGCCCGACACCGCCTCCCGGAAAGTACAAGGCAAAGCTCGCTGGGGTGCAAATTCAAACCAGAGACACTGGAAACGTCTTCGTCGTTCGCTACGTCATCAACGAGACGGGTGAACTCAAGAAGTACAACGGCTGCGCCATCTTCGACCGCCTCACCATTCCTAACCCACAGACTGACGGCGAGTACTACCAAATCCGCCTTCGCTCGTTCAACGACTTCTGTCAGGCCGCATCCGAAGGCAAAGGGACTCTGCGCGACTTCACCAAAGCCTTGGCGGACGGCAAGTACAAGGTCGAGGAAGGCAACAGGGACGGCATCTTCAAGCTCCTCGTTGTCGGCGGCAAGATGTTCAACTTCAATAAGGACCACGATGTTTTCATCGAAGTCCGCCACGCACCCAACGCCAATGACGCCAGCAACCCGTACCTGAACGTGCGCTTCATCGTCATGGCCGACACCGCTCGTCTGTGGTCCACTGAGTCCGCGGAAGCCGCAGTGGAAGACGATGTCGTTGACATCACTGACGTCACCGAGGAAATCGACGAGGACGAGGTTGATGACCTTGATGACCTCGACGACGATGATGACTTCGACGACCTGGATGATTTGGACTAGGAGGAAATAATGCTCGCCTCAACACGCGACCTCGAAATCGACTTCTACACCCGCCAGTCTTGCGGACAGTGCATGGTAATGAAGCGCAAGCTCAACGAATGGATTGAGCACGTCCCAGACCGCCTTAAGGGCCACGTCGATGTACGGATGCACCAGCTGGAGGACATGTCCGACGACGAACGCATGGCCCTGGCCAAGGAACACGGCGCACTGTCTGCTCCCGTGGTCATCGTCAAGCACCTGAAGAAGTACTCTGGCCCCGTCACTCATGTGACCTCCGGCCTACAGCCCGACCGCCTCATCGACATGCTTGATGACGATGTGGTTGCATGGGACGACCCTGACGATCTATAATCACAACTAGCCAGTACCAACTGGAGTGATAAACGCCCCCGGACGAACAAAGCTGGAACCCGGGGGCGTTTCCCTTAGGAGAAAACAATGAGATTTGTTTCGCTACACGGGCACACGTCGTTTTCGTTCGGAGACGGACACGGTAGCCCGGCCGCGCACGTTGAGCGCGCAAAGCAGCTAGGCATGTCGGCCATCGCTGTCACAGAGCATGGAAACGTGTCAAGCCATGTGCAACTTGAAAAAGCCTGCAAAGACGCAGGAATTAAGCCTGTTTTCGGGGTAGAGGCATACGTGGCGCCGCCTCAAACCAAAGCCAAGTTCCACCAAACCATCCTCGCCATGACCCAGCAGGGGTACAGACAGCTCAGCCGACTTGTCACCATGTCTTATGACGAGGGAATGTACCACAAGCCAACCATTCACCCAGAGTGGTTACTCGACCCCAAGTTAACCAGCGACCTGGTTGTGCTGTCCGGCTGTGCCGATAGCTGGTTGTCCTGCACTATTGCTGGAGGCAAAGGCACTGACTATGAGCGAATTGACAAAGTTGAGCAGGTTGAGGCTCTGACAGAGGAGGATAAGGCCGAGCGCTACGCGGAAGCGTTTAACCTGGTCGAAAACTACATCGCCTGCTATGGCGACCGCTTCTACCTAGAGGTTCAGCGGTTCAAAAACTACGCGCGCACCCGCCTCATCAACCAGCAGATTTGCCTGCTATCTGACGACCTTGGAGTACCATTGGTCGGCACCGCCGACGTGCACTACCCCGAGCCGGAAGACTGGTCCGTCCAGCTAGCCCTCAACTCTATCGCGTGGAAAGTACCCGAAGAGGAATTATCTGAGAAACGCGACTACAGCGCCGACCCGTGCACGTTCCCGCTCAGCGACAAAGAGTTCGCCAGGGACCTGATTGCGGCTGGGGTTCCGAAAGACAAAGCCATCCAGGCCACCAAAAACACCGCCAAGGTCGCGGAACGACTGAACGTGGTTCTACCGAAAACCCCGGACGTGCGCTACAGCGGTTCCGACGGAACAGACGAGACCGCGCAGAAGATGCTTGTCGATCACATCAAAAAGGGTCTTCGACGCAGGGCCGAGAATCCGCGGTTCAAGAAAGATTATATGGACCGCAAACAGGAGTACCTGGACCGGATCAAGAAGGAGCTCGCGGTCATCAAGCCGAAGGGCTTCTCTGACTACTTCCTCATCAACGAGCAGATCATCGGCTGGGCCAAATCCAATGGAATCGCCGTCGGCCCTGCACGTGGTTCGGCTGCTGGTTCGTTGGTGTGCTTCCTACTTGGCTTGACTGAGATCAACCCTATGTTGTACCCCGAAATGTTGTTCGAGCGGTTCCTTGATCCAGGCCGCGAAGACCCGCCGGATATTGACACTGACTACGAGAACGAGCGCCGCCACGAGGTGTTTGAGTACGCTCGCACTCAATACGGCAAAGCCAACGTCGGCAACATCCGCAACTTCACTCGGTACAAAGGCAAAACCGCGGTGAAGGACGTAGGCCGGTCCCGCAACATCCCGCTACCCAAGGTCGAACGCTATGCATCCCTAATTGGAGAGCCACCGTTCGGTGACCCCCGCGAGTTCAATTCCGCAGAGGATGCGGCCACCTCGTTTAAGGAGTGCGCCGACATTCTGGAGGAATACCCCGACCTTGAGCGCGCGTTCCGCATTGAAGGCGACATGAAGACGTTCAGCGTGCACGCCGCCGGGATGGTGATCAGTAACCTGCCGATCCACGAGACCTGCGCGGTGTACAAGACCAAGAAGACCAACGGCGACGAGGCGGACGCCATCGCTTTTGACAAACGCGACGCAGGCTATCTAAACATGCTGAAGTTGGATTGCCTAGGGTTGATCACCATGTCAACCATCGCGGACGTGATCAAAATGACGTCAGGGCTGACCCTGCAGGACATGTACGACCTTGAGTTCAACGACCCGAAGGTGCTGAAAGCCTTCGCAGACGACGATCTCACCGGCATTTTCCAGTTCGAGGGTCGCTCCACCCGCGGAATCGTCCGGGACATTTACACCGGCCGGGACGCGGTACCAACGTTCATGCAGCTCGCCGACATCAACGCGCTGTCCCGTCCAGGCTCCCTATCCAGCGGAATGACCGGTCGCTACATCAAAGTTGCGCGTGGCGAGGACCGTAAGTCGCTTCATCCGGTGGTAGATCGCATCCTTGAGAAAACCAACGGCTGTTTGGTGTATCAGGAGCAGGTGATGCACATCGGAAAGCAGTTCGGCGGCTTGTCTGACCACGAGATCGGCCTACTGCGCAAAATCATCGGCTCGAAGAAAGCCGGGGGTGCGTTCGACGAGTTCTGGGCTAAGTTTAAGGAAGGCGCAGCAGCCCTGCATGGCGCCAGCGAAAAGCTAGCCCGCGAAATCTGGGACTATATGGCCGCGTCCAGCTCCTACCTGTTCAACGCCTCCCACGCCATCTCCTACGCGGCGGTGGCGTACTGGTGCATGTGGCTCAAGGTTTATCATCCCGCTGCTTTCTATGCTGCCTCCCTGCGTTCCGCAGCGAAGAAGAACAAGAAGAAGGACTCGGTGGACCCGCAGCTGCCGATAATGCAGGACGCAGTCGCGCACGGCGTCACAGTCAGCCCGCCTATCCCCGGAGTGAGCCGCGCCAGTTGGTGGATCAACCAGGAAGGTTCCGGTGTGGTCGCTGGTTACACGCAGATTCCAGGTATCGGCCCCCGCGTTGCGGAGGGAATTATGGCGCTTGAGTCCGTTACGTCGTGGGAGGACTGTCTACCAGTCCGCGGTTTTGGACTGAAAGCCCTAGAGAAGGCCGAGGCTTTCTACGCTAGCGGCGATCCTTTTGGTATTTCCCTGAGCGTGTCGGTTATTTCTGCCGTCCAAGACGCCATCGCAGACGGTCGCGTGGCGCTTCCGCAGTCAACCACCAACCCCGCTATGATGACTGGTCAGAACGGACAGATTGAGACGTATATCGGCCATATCGTAGCAATCAAGCTTGTCGACGTCATCCAGGACACCTGTACCCGCGAGAACAAAACCCGCGAGCAGGTTGTTGCGGAGATGGAGCGGCCTGAGCTGTCAACCAAGGCGAAGATCATCACGATGGCCTCTAACGGTGTAGAGGTCCACGTGAACATTTCCAGGTACAACTACCCCAAGCTACGCCGCGAATTTGAAGGTTTGGACCTGTCCAAGCCGCATGTGGTGCACACCACCGGCAAAGTATCCACTGACTTCGGCCCTGCCATCCAGGCGTCGCAAGTCACTGTTTTCGAGATGGAGGAAGAGAAATGAGCTACGAAGACGTAATACAGATGTCAATGGAATCCGCTCCATTGATGATCATCGGCATTGACCCTGGCGTTACCACCGGAGTCGCAGTCGCATCCCTTCGCGGCAAAGAGGTTGGCTCCCTGGCGGATGTGTTCCTGGAGATGGGGCAGTTATCCTACGGTTTCAGCGGGAACGGGACGGACATCATCGCGTCCGCGAGTGCAGAAGAGGGAGAAGCAAAGGTCGCGACAGAAATTGCGCAACTTGTACGCACGGCAGTTCTACATGGAAGCCGCGTTGTATTGGTGATTGAGAATTTCGTGGTTCGTCGGTTTGACAGCAGCCGCGAGTTTTTGTCACCCGTGCGGATTACTGCGCGGATACAACAGGAACTGTTCAACGACACTATGTGCGAAGGCGTGACCGTAGTAATGCAGTCGCCGTCCGACGCCAAGCAAACTTGCACTGATGAGAGGATGAAGAAATGGGGAATCCAACCCAAGACACACAAGGACCGGCACGGATTGGACGCGGCACGACACTGTGTCTTGTTCATCCGCAAGTTGATGGCCAACCCGAACCAGGCGCTCCCTGGCTAGTCTCCTACGCCGACATCGCGTGGCTGGCGGGGTGGGAGCGTGGCCAGAACCCGCGCAACCGCTTCAACGCGGCGGCGAGGCGGCTGGGTTTCGAGCGGCACACTTGGTTTAACCGTAAAGGAGTCTTCTACCCCGAGGAGGCTCTGGCGGTGGTCAAGGAGATCGCTGGCCGGTTCGATACTTCTCCGCGCGTCGATTTCCCCTACATCGAGGCTAATGTGCTCTCGGCAGGAGGTGACCTGGCCGACGGATACCCGTCACACACTCTATCTCGACTGATCCACGGCGACCCCGACTGGAGTGACAGCGCGCGTCTCTTCCGTCTGCGCAGAGGAAACGAGGCGGGCTGGATTGCCGCACCAGAACATCCGCGAATGGGTTTGTATCCTTGGATAAAAAGCGGTACTCTTGTTCTTCGTAGAGATGCTATCGAGAAACTAGAGGAAGCAGGATACATTGTCGAGTAGGGAAATGGCCTACAGCGAAGCCTCAGAAGCGATGAGGCAGACACTAAAGGCGATAGAGCTGGACAAGAAGCACCGAGTATACGGTCGAGAAGGCACCCAGGACGTCGCCTGGCTGGCGAACGAACCGATCAGTATGGAGGACTTGGGGGACACTATTTGGGCCTCCCTGGCCGCCGCTGGGTTCGTTTTAACGCACGACCCTGATCGGGCACGACCAGAAGAACTCATGGTTGCTTTCACTGTGCGACAGGCAGCGCAGAATGAGTCGTGAACTGAAGCCCCCGTGCGAAACGCGCGGGGAGCTTTTCGAGCTATATCGAGGGCACGAGGAAACAGACGGCCAGCGCGGGTTCCGCATTCCACTGGCGTTGACTGTGTGCGACACATGCCCCTTGAGACTGAAGAAACGTTGCGCTAGAACACGTCCAGATGGCCGGTTCGGGCATGTCGGCATTTGGGGTGGAGAGATCGGAGTAAAGAATGAAGGCTAGAAAAGCATATGCTAGGGCAGGATGGCCGGTAGCAATCCCGGTGTCTAGCGGGAAAAAGTACCCGCCAGCAGAAGGGGTGACAGGAAACGTACCGGCCCCGAGTTACAAAGAATTGTTGGCGATATGGGATAAACACGAATCTACGCATCCGAACTTGGCTTTGCGGCTTCATTCCGGTCGAGAAGACTTTGACGTTATCACGATCGACGTCGACCACTACGGAGTGAAAACCGGAGTCGACACCATCCGCGAGTTGGAGAAGCAGCTTGGCGGGTTCCCGTGGTCCGCTCCGATGTCCACTCGCCGCGACCCGTTGACGCAGACCGGCCAGTACTTTTTCCGCGTGCGCAAAGGCATGTCGTGGAAGGGGGCCGTCGGCCCAGGCGTTGATGTGATCCAGGACACTCACCGGTACGCGGTTGTCTACCCCAGCGTTGTCGATGGATTGCAGTACCGCTGGTACATCAACGGAGAGCCGTCCGAGGTACCTAAAATCGACGAATTGCCGTGGCTCCCTGATGCTTGGCAGGACTATGTCGCCGCTGGCCAGGCTAAAGAGCACCACGACAAGTCGAAATCGAAGGTGGCCGCAGCACCACGCGGCAAAGCTCGGATGCGCGCCGCCCTCAGCTGGCTCCGAGAGAACACCCTTCGGTACGGCCATAAGGACGCTCTACCGACCGAGATGATGCAGAAGACGTACGGCCCGGAGTTCGTCGAGGCGCTGGGAGGCAACGCGCACGACACGATGTTAGCTGCTGTACACCAGGCAGTCCGGCTAGCCCTGGAGGCGCATACAGGTCTGAAGGTGGCCTTGTCGAGGATTCGCCGTGCCTTTGTTGAAGAAGTGACCGGCTCCCGCGCCGGTGCGTCGCGCCGCAGTGAGGAGTCCGCGCTGGCAGAATTTGAGCGCGCGTTGATCGGTGAGGTGGAGAAGGCGGAAGTCGAGGCCGCCAACGGAACCCGCTTCCTCAGTCAAGACGTTGACGAGGAGGTACTGTCAAGCCTCGACCGGGTGTTTTCCCGCCAGGCCGCGGTGAAACGACCAAAAGGCGTTGACCTGTCGCTGTACCGCGACACTGACCGCGCTCACGCCGAGATGTTCGCCGCATACTGGGGTCAGGACGTTTTGGTCACGCGTGACAGAAACACTAAGGAGTTCGCCGTCTGGGATGAGGAGACTAAACGGTATTTCTTCCGAACTCAAAATGAGATGTTTCAGCTGCTGTACACCGCTACATCAGATCGTATTCGCTACGAGGCAGACAAGATCGCACAACGCGCCTCCGAGCTCAAGATCGCACTCGGCTCCCGCCAGGCCCCGCCGGACACGGACGACCCGGACGAGCTTTTCGCGGAAGCCAACAATCTGCGAAAACGCGCCGACAGTATTGAGTCGACCTCTCGCAGTTTAAATATTCTAAAACAGGTTCACTCAGTCTACGATCGCCCCGCAGCCATCCAGGATTTCGACTCAACCCCTGGCCTTATCGGATCACTCGGCGGTGAAACCATCGACGTCGGCAGCATTGAGTCCGCTGGTTCAGCTCGGCCTTCGAAGCGGAAGGATCGTTTGACCATGAACACGGCAGTTCGTCTGGTGCCAAGCGCAAAGCATCCTGGCTGGACTAAGTTCCTTGACAAGTTCCTCCCCGACCCCGAGCTGCGTCGGTTCACACAGAAGGTTCTCGGGTACTCACTTGTGGATGGCAACCCGGAGAAGATCGTCGTATTCCTGTGGGGGCCATCGAACACCGGTAAGACGACGATTCTTGAGGCGTGCGGTGCCGCGCTGGGTGACTACGGAGGAACTATCGACGCCGGGGCCTTGTTCGGCAAGACAAACCGGAGTGGCCCGGCCCCCGAGCTCATCGATAGCTTCTTCCGCCGGTTTGTCTTTATGTCGGAGGTCGGCGACACACACGTGCTATCCGCCAACGCAATTAAGCAGGCAACAGGTAACGACACGCAGAAAAACCGCCTGCTCTTCTCTAACGAGATGATCTCCGGCTCTCCGAAGTTCACTCCATATATCTCCACAAACACCGTTCCGGAGGTCAAAGGTTCAGATAAAGCCCTAGCTCACCGCCTCGTGGTGATTCCGTTCTTAAGCGAAAACAAGCCGTCGAAAGTGAAGTGGGAGGAAGATGTTCGGCGTAATCCAGAAATCCAGTCCGCTGTGTTGGCATGGATGCTTGAAGGATGTCGGATGTACCTGCGTGAAGGACTTGACCGTGACAGCTTCCTCGACCAGGTGCGAGAAGCGTCAGCTGAGTTTGCTTCCGACGTCGACCCGGTTTCCGAGTTTATTTCCGAGAAGCTAACGACCGGAGTAGAGGGAGAGATTGTTGAAGATCAGATATGGGTCTTATGGCAGGAGTGGTGCCTTGTGCGCGGACTCCGTGAATCTGACATCGGCGACCGGAGGCGTCTACGCAAGAGGCTCAAGGGCCACGGCATCAATAACCGAAGGACAATGGACAAAGATAGGAAATATTACCGACTTTTTGTTGGTGTAACCCTTAAATAGAAGAACCCCCGCCTCTACAAAGAGTAGCGGGGGTTTCGTCACCTGTGACGATTACTTAGCAATGTTGCGGCGCATCTTGTCGAACAGGGATTCGATGTCAGTACCGACGAGGTCGCTGACGGTTGCCTCGGGTCGGCGGTGCTTACCCTCAGCGCCAGCGGCAGGAGCCGCAGCAGCGACTTCCTTGTTCTTCTCGGCGATGAACTGAGTCAGCTCGTTCACGACCTTGTTGGTGATGTCCTGAGCGTTGCTCGGGGAAACGCCATTCTTGGTGAGACGAGTAGACAGGGCCGCAAGGAAAGCGGCAGCGGCGCCAACGATCACCGCGGACTTGTCAACGCGACCAGTGGATGCGAACGTAGCCGCAATGGCAGCGAGCGCACCCGCGAGGGAGCCGACGAGGGAGTTGACGGTGTTGGCGTAGCGGCGGTACAGAGACTGTCCGGCGACGTAGTCGCCAACAGCTGCACCAACCTGGCTGAAAAGGTTGTTAGCCATTTTACTTGATGATTCCTTCCTTGACCATCCGGTCACGAACAATTTTATCAGGGTCTTGACCAAGGGCCCTGATGATGAAGTCGATCTTCGCCTCAAGGCCGTAGGTTCGAGCGTCGCCGATACCGGCCCACTCCTCCGCAGACATGAAACGTTCGGGGTTGATACGGGACTGAATCTGCATATTAAGCAGTTCCTCCAATTCGTCTAGTTCTTTGGGTGGATTGTTCGAGTAGGTGTACCCCTTCGGAGGGATCATCGTCGCCATCTGCTCGAACGAACAAGCGTACTCAAACGGCCAGAATCCGCTGTCCGCCACATGGAAGTGTCGGCGTCCGCCATTTACTTCGTAGCCGACGATGCACACGTAGTGGTAGATCGTGCCACCGCCGTAGGACGGGGTGGTGGTCCCGAGTGTGGCTTGTGGATAGTTACTCGGCGGGACCACAATATTGGCGATTATAGGGAAGCCAGCGCGGATGCTGCGCTTCACGTTCTGCCAGAAATCCTCAGACTCCGCGTAGGTCGGCGGGTCGTGAGGCATGTCGACAGTCACGTAGTTAGCGCCAGGCGCATACTCCTCGATAACCGGTGGGAACAGACCGATGTAGTCGGTTCCATCCTCGGTGGTATGCAGCTTCTGCGCGAGCTCAGCTTCCGGCACGAGTCGTCCAGTAAGCGAGCTCAATAGGGTTTGCGTGGACGCAGGGCCACACCAGTACCCGGTTTCCTGCACAAGGTCGGTGTTGATGTACGGGAGAATAACCCGCTCGTCTGGTTCAGTCACAAGCTCCTCCGGTAGGATGGCGTCCCCGAGGGACAGAGCCTTCAGGAAACGCCGGTTTCGGTCGTCGATTCCGTTGGTGCCTCCGTTGATTGCGCGGGTTGCGCGTTCGAAGAAACCCCAGCGGGTGATGTCGTCAAGGTTGCCATCCGCGGCGGCGTCGGAGAACTCGTTGAGGCGTGGACGGGCCACCGTCCAGTACCACACGGCACCGAGGAAGCCGTACTCGTCGGACGACAGCAATGTCGGCTTATCGACGAAGAACGTGGGGGAATCCACGTACCCGTTATCAAAAGCCCAGCGGCTCAGAGCCGCGTAGTTGTTGCGGCCCGTCACCTGAATCGGCCCACGCCCCTTGTAACGCGGGCCGTCACCGGCCTGAGTGTTGCCGAGGTCGCCGCGCCATTCGTAGGCACTGCCGTCAGCGTACTCCTCCATTGCGTCTAGGCCGACGCTTTCGTGGCCGAGTTGTGCAATGAACATCGCGGCGCGCGGGATGTTAGTGCAGCCCGCTTGGACCAGTGCGCGGTTGAACGCCGGGGCTAGCTGTTCGTAGCGCGCAAACGGCGCGCGGTTAAACATTACTTCCGCCAAAATATGCGGCTTTACCATTCGTTACCTCCTTATTCGTCGTTCGTAACGTAGGTTGTCTTCCAAAACCCCTCCTGACTCCGATTTAGCCGAACCGGACGGTGTGCGACCCGAGTTGTTCGACATCAGTAGGCAGGTGATGTTGTTCCACTCGAAACCCCCGTACCAGTCACGCCAGTTGTTAGAGCGCACCCACAGGCGCACGCTGTAGCCCGCACGCGGCACCACGATTGCCTCCGAAAAGTGAAGGGTGGCCTCTAAATCCGCGCGGGTGGTGGTGATCCTGGTTTCGCGTAGCTGGTCTGTTTCGGTGTAGGTTTTAAGTTCGTTCCACGTGTGGTAGTTGCCTTGGTGCCCGCCGGTGTGCACTAGCCCGGCTGTGGCGCGGGTGAACACAATCCATGTTCCCGGCTTGTCGAAAACCACACGTCGGTTGGCGACGTCTAGGTGTGCCCCCTGTGACGCGCCGAAAGTCTGGTTGAACGGGATCAGCCGCTCGTTCTGGCGGGGATCATTCCAGCCGATGTTTTTCAGAGCCTGAAGCAGGTTGCCTCCAGCGTTGACTGTGGTATCACAGTAGGCGGAGATGTACCCCTCCGGAATCAAGTCAAGACGCTGAGAAATTTCCCGGTCAAGGGCCTGCTTAGCCTGCTCGATTTTGGCCTCTGTCGCCGGGATAATCTCGGTTCGGATGCGCTGAACTTCTTGTTTTGTGCTGGTGATCTCGCCTTTTGCGGCAGACACCCCTCCGGCGTTACTGTTGATGCGCTTGTCGTGCTGGTCGAGTTCTTGAAGTATCTTGCCGACCGGGCCTTCACCGGCGACTGCGTTGACCTTGAGGAGGCCGGTCTCAGCCAGCTTCTCCGCATCGGTTCGGTCGTCGGGGCGTAGGCCGCCGGGCTGGGTGATGACAATGTCTCGTCGGTTAACGTCTGAGGGCGGGATTGCCGCTGATTCCGCTGGGTTGTCCCACAGATCTTCATTCCAGTGTGGGTGGTTCACGATCTTCGACACTGTCCATCACTCCCTTCGTGATCTGATTATCAAGGTCTTTGAGCTTTCGGATGAGAATCTTTGTTCTCTCTGTTTCTTTTCTACCTGTGTCCGCAAGTTCGTTGCGCAGGAGGCGAATCAGTTCGCTCGCCACTAGTTGCCAGCGGGAAAGCATTTTTTCGGTGTTCTGCGTCACCTTACTCTCGGCTCGCAGCTCATCTATTTCCCTGGCTAGCGTCTTGTAACTCCGGTTCATTGGCTTCTTGATGCTGAATCGGATGTTTTGACGAACTGTCCCAACAAGAACTGTGATGGCCACCACAAGGAAGGTGACTTGGCCAAGAGTTGTTGACGTGTCCAACCGGCTAAGGTCGGGGAACGTCACTACTCGACCCCCTCAAAAAAGTATATTTGCGCCAGAAGCGCGTGAATTGTTCCGACAAACAAAGCCACGATCCCGACCCCGAAGAATGGGCTGGGGGAGTGGATTATGCCGCCGATCGACCATACGAGACCCAGCGCAACCCATACGGACCCTGTCAAAATATGTGCCGTGCGTACATGCTTCATTTTAGACACGCACACGAAAAGCATTACTCCGGCCAGAGGGAAAACTACATCCCACACCTCGACGCCGCCGAAAGTGAGCGACAGCCACCATTCATCCGGCGGGGTTTTCGGTTTGATGAACATGGAGTTCGATCCAACAAACAACCCGCCAAAGGCGATTGTCATGACGGCCATGACAGTTCCGAGCCTCTGTAGAGCCGCGACGGTGCTGTTGCCGCGTCGATCCTCTGGGTCTAGGTCGACTTTCCAGGTCGGGTTTGTGACGGTCATCCGAGCACCTTAACCTGGCCAGCCGCGTTCTTCATTTTCAGCTGGCCGCCGTGTGCGTAAACCACGATTCCGCCAACGGGGGTCGCGGGCTCGGTCTCCACGAAGTTAAATTTCGCAGGCATGTTGAACTCGCCGGGGGCTATCTCGCCGCGATCGCCGAATAGGTTGCGCAGTATAACCCAGCCGCCGCGGGTGTACACGAAGCCTGTTTTGGTGACCTTGTTGATGGCGAAGAACTGCTTAATCGGCGTGCCAAGAGCTCGCATCCGCGCTGAGCGGTCGCGTAGCTTCTCTAGCGCCATGTTGTCTGATTCCTCGTCCAGCACCAAGTCAATGGCCAGGCTGGATCCGGGAGGGCCTTGCGGGCCTTCTTTACCGGGAGGACCAGCTGGGATCGGCAGCTCGGCAACGCCGTCTTCCACGAGAAGGAATGCGCGGCGAGTCTTCTTGAAGTCCAGGGCGTCCCCGTCCTCACTAAACCGCAGTCTAACTAGGATGTCTCCTAGAGTGTTTTGATCTGCCAAAGTGTTCTCCTACTCTGCGTTAAAAGCTGCGGTAATAGCGCGCAGGAACTGCGCGTTACGTCTGGACTGGATTGCCCACGGCTCCTCTGGCCTATCTGATTCTCCGAGGCGAACCTCGAAAACAACTCCGTTCTCACGGTTGGCTGTCAGCGTGACCTGTTTCAGCCTCTCTGGGATGATGCGGTCACTATCATCGTCTTCCCAGCCAACCGGGTCGAGAAGATCGAAATCCTCGAAAACTCGGAACGGCAGGAATGACTGCACGTTGCCGGTAAACTGCGCGGTCTTATACCCCAAGGCGCTGTACCGCTGTAGGCGCAAAGCTTGTGCGGCGTCGCGGGAGTACGCCGTATAGCCTTTTCCGCCGTAGTCCTCTGGTAGGGCGAAATCACCAAGGAAGCGCTTCTGGTCTGGGTCTTCCGCGCGTTGGTACGCGAAGAAAATGTCCTCCAGTTTTCCGGTGATCCAGCCGGTGAGGGCTGAGAACCCTATTCCTATTAATCTTAACACCTGCTGGATAAGCGTCCTTGCGATGAGCTTGATCCCTTGGTTCAAAAACTCATTCGACTTACCGCCGGTGATCGACGAGTACGTCGTCGGAGCGAAAGCATTGACCTCCTGCTGGTGCCAGTGCTCGTCACTAGAGCGCAGGATCGGCCACGACACGTTGTACCGTCCGGTGTCCGTGCCGAAGAAGTCGCGAAGGAACTTAGTGTCGACGGTGGGTTGAAGACTGGGTGGAATGTCATATCGTCCGAAAATACCGCGAATGAACGTACGAATCTCGTGAGTTATCTCTGCGAAGAATGAGCGGTAGGACGGGTTGAGCCGGGTCCGATCCTTATCAATGAAGTCAATGACAATACCGGGCCTAGCCATATTAATTCCGCTGATTTTCAGGTCGCGGCCAGGAATGTAGCAGTAGACGTCGGGGAGGATGTTGTTGTCCTTGCATGTCTCAGTGACAAGCTCCGAGATAGGGGTCATCTCCGCCACGAGCGCCACGTTCGGCGCGGTGTCCGCTCCTTTAGGGGTCGGCGGGACCATGATCGGGTACATGAAGGACTGAAGGTCTCTCCATTTGCCCGGATCGTTCTGGTAGTTCGCCAGCTGGTAGTTGGCGATAAGCCGGTGCTGGTTCGCCTGCAGGCGGACGGCAGCCTTGATGACGTAGTCCTTCATCACATGGATCGCTGGACCCAACGCAATATCCCGTTTCGGGAACTGCGCGTTAAGCACTACGAACGGACTCGGCCACGCCAGGATGTGTTGCAACCACACCTTATCGTGATCCAGCTCGACCTTAATCGTGGATTGTGGGCCGTTGCCTGTGCGGGTGCTGCGGCTGACGCGGCCCGTCCAGGGCTTAATGAGATTGCCTGCGCGGTAAACCAAGAAGTGTACAAGGCATACTTGCAGGTTTGAGCGCATGAAATGCCTTGACCAGGCGCTAGTTCCGCCGATAGTGAAGGAGCTGGCGTCGGACGAGTCCGCTTCGGATGTCCAGGTTATGGACAAGTCCGACCAGTCACCGACGTCGCCGAGATAACGCGCGGTGCCGTCACGTACTTCGACGCGCACGGTGTACTCGTTATCTGACTCCACCGACTGCCTCCGCTGGTGGAGGCTGGTCTGATTAAAAAACTCGGCTATGTCCATGACGTGAACTCCGGCGAAAACTTCAGGCGCGGCAGACCATCCCCGGAGCGGGTTTCATCCGTCACGTGACGAATCTCTAGGGTGTTCATGGTCTGCGGCTCAAGACAGAAACGAGGCCGCTGGCCGACCATGCTGGGCCACAGGTTGACGATCGTTCCGTTTTTCTGCCTCTTGAGGAAAGTCGGATTCTTGGGGTTGTAGTCTAGTTTGGCTACCTCCCCCTCGGCCAGACCGGGGGTGCGCAGGTTCGGCTGTTCGTAGCCAAGCGAAAATTCCCACTGTCCGGGGCCAGGTAGGTACAGCTCCGGGTACACCCGTGGCGCGGTCGAAGCATTGAAGAAGGTCACACGGTAGCGCTTGCCTCCGACCGGCTTAAAAACCTTCTCCTCGCGGTATCCGAAGAAGTAGGCCGAGTCGGATGTCCAGCCCCACTCCATACCTTTGATGGTGTTGTGGAGGCCCCAGTCCTTCTCAATGGTGCCTTGACCCGCACCCTCGGCGGCCATCGCCGACAAGTACCGAGGCTCGCGTCCTCGGGTAAGGAACCAGAGACGGCCCGGCGAGCCGTGCTGGTGGTTCGCATACCAACGGTCTTTGTTGCGGTACAAGTCGGCGACGTCTTCCCCGAAGATGTTGATCGAGGACTTGATGTTGCGGCGGGTGGCCACCGCCGATACGAACTGGGAGCCAGGGGTGTTGGCGTCCGAGTCGTATCGGTATTCGGTGACCGGCAGCTCAAGGCCGTCCATCCCGGGGGCCAGTTCGACCCCCAGGTTACCTCTGTAGGCTTTGGGGCCTGACAGGAAGAAGCGGTCGCCGTTGACCCACTTGGAGCCGTCCCATGTGGGAGGCCCCTGGTAGATGATCCATGTGGGCTGATCGGTTTTCAATGTCACCTCGTCCTAATCGTCTGTCGGCGCTGCTGCTGGTACTGCATGTGGTTGACCGTGTTAATCAACTCGCCGCGCGACATGCCTGTGTTGATGGTTCCAATGAACGGAGCCTCACGACCGGCACCAATGGAGCCGCTGGCCACAGTTTCGACGGCGGCTGCGATGGCTCCAGGGATGAAGCCCTCTAGGTCCGTCTTTAGCTGCTTGTCCTGTTGGTTGGATATAACAGCCACATTGTGAGCCAAGCCGGACGGATCACCGGCAGCGGCAGCCTGCCACGCGGGGACCGCAGCAGCGATCTCCTCTTGACTTGATTTTACAACGTCGTAGAAGGTGACCATTTCGCTGGCGAGAGCGCCAAGACCAGTAACGGAGCCGAGCTGTTTAACTGTTTCCTTACCAACCTTCTCTTCGGTGGTTTCCTCACGAGCGTAGGGGTTGGTGCCGTCGTCGCCAAGAACCTTGTAGCCGTAATAGTACTCTCCAGTCTCCTTCAGCTTCGCAATCCGCTGGTCTTCGGCCTGCTCCTCCTTACGAATCCGCTCCTCGTCGGCGTTTAGCTCCTTGCGTAGAGCCTCGTCCTCCTCCTTGTGACGCGCCTCAACAGCCTTCTTCTGCTCGTCGTTAAGGTCCTTCAGCTCCTCCTCGTGACGCTTACGAAGCTCTTCCTGCTTCTTCTTGTCGGCCTCCTCGGTGGCCTTCTTGCGTTCTTCACGAGCAGCGTCACGGGCCTTCTGGCGGGCCTCGTCTTCTTCCTTCTCCAGGCGCTCCTTAGCGGCCTTCTCAGCAGCAAGGTACACACTCGGATCGGCGGAGGCTTCAAGAGCCTTCGACAAGGCAAAGTTTCCGCGTTCGAAAGCCTTGTTGATTTCGCCTTGGTCACCCTGAACGATCTTGTTCAGGTCAACCGGGTCGATCTTCATGGTGCCGTCGATGCGGGACTTGAACACGTCGTGCAGGGAGCCTGCGATGCGGTCAACCTGGTCGTCGCGGTACTTGGCCATGTCGCCGCGAATGCCCTGGATGCCCAGATTCAACCGACGGAAACCTTCTTGCAGGTCGTACGGCTGCCGCTGGTACGCGCTGATCATGGCTGGCATGAGTTCGAACACGAAAGCATTGAACGCGCGAGTCTGTGCAGGTGACAGCACCCGCTCTGGTTCGAGGGTGTACTTCGGCATGTATCCGATACCCAGGGCCTCGCCGCCGCTGTCGTAGCCGTGGCCGTGACCCCACATGGAGGTCAAATCGTTGCCGTACTTCGATTTGTAGTAGCGCAGTGCGGCGTTCATGTTGGCCCACGGGTCGCGGCGATCGTCCGGGAGGGACGGATCGCGGTACGCAGCGAACGTGCCAGGGATGATCTGAAGCAAGCCGACGCCAGCGCTGTCGCCGGTGCCGTTGACGTCAACGATCTGCTGCGAGATTCCGGGGTTACCGCCAGACTCGGACTGAATCTGCTTCAGCATGGCGTTGACCTGCGCGGGGTCGTCGGCGTTGAACCCGTTGCGACGCATGGCTTCCATAGCCATTTCACGCCACGACTCAACATCACCAGATACACCGCCAGCGCCGTCATAGGAGCCAGCGCCGCCGCCGAAGCGAGGAATCTTGCTGAAGATGAAGTCCTTGACTCCATCGAGAACGCGGTTCGTCAGAGCGTGCATGGCCTGGCCAGCGATGCCAGCAAAACCCTTCATCTGGTCGCGGATCGGATCGAAAGCGCCACCGATTGCTTCTTTGATCTTGTTGAACATGCGCGACCAGAAGCCACCGCCGTTACCGCCGTTGCCACCGGAGATAAACTCACCAAGGTAGTCCGCCAGGGTGTAATGCAGGGTGAACAAGGGGTTGTCGGAGCCGCGAGCCCCGCCGCCGATCTGCACGCCGTGGTCACCGGCGGACTCAATGTTGACGCCGTCGATGGTGCCCGCCATGTGCGAGTTGGGGCCGCCGCCGCCACGCATAATGCCGATGGTGACGCGGCCGTCGAGGCCAGGCTTGAAGCCGAACTGTTCGAACGCAGATTCGGTGCTGAACAGGCGGCCTGCGCGCAGGTCTCGGCCATTGAGGAAGTTAACAACACCAGACCAGATACCAGAGCAATCCCACGATGGATTGCCATCGCCACCATATTGATAGGGCTTTCCATGTTCAGGCTTAAGAGCCTCGAACAAGGCTGCGATTCGACCGTCGAGGTCAACCACGCCACCGTTGGCGTAGGCCGCACCCTCACCAAGCATCCGCTGGACACCCTTAACACCTTGTTTGCGGGCCACATTGTTCATCGCTTCGACGGCAGCGGGGCCACCGACGGCTTTAGTCCACTCAGGACGCATGATAGCTTCACCGCCGGACAGTGCCAAGGCACCGCCGGTGGGGCTCCAGAACTTGTGGGGGTCGCGTCCGGGGCTGTAGCCAGGCATCACACCACCAGTTGCGAAACGCATCTCGTCGACCGCTGGCACCGGGGCTAAGTTTCCGAGCTTACCACCAAGAAACTTGTCGTTGATGTGGTTCCACGTGCCAACAATTCCTTTATTGACGACAATATCAATGAACGCACGCACCGGGTCGGCGAAGATTTTCTTCAACAGGTTCCAATGGTTCTTGATACCGTCGACTCCGGCCTTGAAGATGTCTTTCAACCAGTCGATGGCGGGCTGGAAGATGTGATCAACCACCCAACGGAAACCGTCACCGGTCTTACGCAGAGAGTCGCCAAGGAAGTTGAAGTAGGGCACAACAAGGTTGTTGACAACCCAGCCGATGGCGTCCGCGAGTTTATGGAAAGACCAGTCCATGAAGTCGAACACTGGTGCGATGATATTGCGGATAGCGAACCCGATGACCGATGCGATGATGTCCCAGGCAGCCTTGATGACGTCGACAAGGAAGTTCATTGCCGGAACCAGGATAGCCGAAGCCGCGTTAGCGATCGACACAATCATGCTCACCAGCGGAGGGATCAGCGGAACAACCCAGTTGATCGCCTCAACCAGAGCCTGTCCGATAAGACCGATGAGTCGACCAATCGGGTCCAGGAGCGGGATCACTGCGCCAAGGATTTGGCCAAGGCCATCGGAGATGACCGGCATTACCGGAGCCAAAGCATTTAGGATGTTGAGGATCGCGTTGCCGAGGATTTCCGCCAACGGCTGCAGGGCGTTAACCAACTGCACGATCACTGAATCATGGCCGGTAAACAGCGGGGCTAGCACTTCTAGAATCTTGGCACCGATTTGGCCGATTAGGTCGAACACTGTCGTCACCACAGGCATGATCTGGGTAAGAGTATTCACCGTCGAAGCGATGATCGGCGACATGGCGATGAAAATCTGGCCAAGCGCATTACCAACCGCTTCGAAGACAGGCTTCATGGCCTCCATTGCTGGACCCAGGGACTCAATGATAGGCGTAAGCGCCTGAGCGAGACCTTGACCAGCCAGAGACAAGCCGTTCACCAACCCCTCGATTAGAGGAGCAACGGCAGCGCCGAGCGCAGAAAGCGCAGGAGCGAAGCTCGCCAGCATGTCGCCGAAGGCGCGTCCAACACTGTCCGCAACGTCACGAACAGGCTGAAGGCCGGAAGCGAGTCCGCCAAGTGCGGCGGCAAGGCCAGGGATAGCGCCAGTTGCGAAATCAGCAAGGGTGCCGCCAACCGTCGTCACGATCGACAGGGCCGGGCCAAGAACCTGTCCGAGCTGCGAGGCAGCTGCCGTCGCCGACTGCATAAAGCTCACCAGCTGCGCGTAGCCTTGAGTTCCCTCGTCAGTCGCAGCCTTAAGCTGCTGTGCAGCCGCTGCCATACCAGCAAGCATTCCTCCGCCGCCGTCCTGGCCAGCGTGGAGAATGTTTCCTAACGTGCCGAAGACGCCACCAAGAATATCCTTCAGGTAACCGGCGTTGCGGATCGCAGACTGGATCATCTCGTCGAACTTCGACATGCCCGTGGTCGGGTCGACCTCTTTGAGGCTTTCAGCCCACTCGCGGAAATGCTGCGAGGCGTCCGCGAAGTACTGACCGAGCGGCCCCATGAACTTTGCGCCTTGCTCCGCCAAGGAGCCGAAAGCCGCGATCATGTTCGCGAGCACCGGCCGCATGGCCGCCGCCATTTCGCTGGCGCCACGCACAATCTCAGCAACGCCGGACTTGGCTGCTGGTGAGGCGATTTCAGCAAATGCCAACTTCAGCGCGGAATTCCAGTGCGTGGCGATGTTGAGCATCCCCGCGCCGAACTCCGGTATAACGTTTTGGAAGGCATCACGGATGGACGGTCCCAGGTTATCCAGCAACCGCTCCTGCGTGAGCTTCTTTAGCTCCCGCCAGGCAGGGGAGACCTCGCGTAGGCTGCGAGCGACACCCTGTACAGACGGGGCCATACCCTGGATTGCCTTCTCGAACTCTTCGGCCGATTCAGTGTTGAACGCCGCGCTGATGCCTGCTTTGACATCCTTCAGGCCAACCTTAAGAACCGCAAAGCTGATTCCGGCCATGCCGATAAGTGCAGGGGTGGCCAGGGCTGCACCCTGAGCCACGCTCACGAGCGCGCCTCCGATAGCCAGGACGCCGCCGATAACGGCTTGGCCGCCGAGGGCTGCAAGCCCTGCTCCTAACGCCACGACCGCTGGCAACAGGGTGGCGCTGATCATCTGAGCGACCTTAGAGAAAGCCCCCAAGGCTATCTGACTGAATCCGAGAACGTAGGCCCCGGCACGACCAAAGCCAGCCCGAAGAGACCTAAATAGGACATTGGAGTTACCGAGGAATCGCGCGAACCCTCGACCAGCACGGTTCAGGCCAGGAAGCAGAGTTTCGGAAATCTTGTTGCCAAGGCCGGTGGCGACGCCGCGTGCCGACGCCAAACCGCGCTGTAGGCCACGCGCAATGCGGGTGTTGCCGATTCGGTACATGGCGTTGGACACGTTGTGCCACACCGGCGAGTCGATAAGTCCGCGGGAGACTGTTTGGGCCATGCGATGGCCAATGTTACTCAGTCGCGCAATCGCTGGACGAACCTTGTCGCCGAGCGTGTCGATGGCATAGAAGTAACCGAGCTGCAGTTGACGAGCCAGGGCCGCCGGGAAGTTGCGCGGAATTAAAGCGTCCACGTCGATACCGGCCAGGCGCAGGGACTTCAGCGGATTCAGGTTCGCCAGAGTGCCCTGGATGGCGTTTCGCAGGTTGATGAAGTGCGACGCCAGCGAAGCGGTGGCCTTCTCGACCTGGTTGAGACCAAAGTTCTTAATCGCGCCACCAAATTCCGCAATCTTGTCGCGAGCGTCCAAGAGCTTGTTGGTGAAGTAGATCTGGAAACGGGCCCCCGCCTCAACAGCACCGCGCTGGAACGATTGGAACTCCAGAAGGCTGCGCATCCGCAGATCGTGCATGGCACTGGTGACCTTATTGAATCCGCGGCTCAATGGGTCAAGTGACTCACTGATGGAGGCTATGGCACCTCGGATGCGGTCGGCGCTTCGAGCCATTGCTCGCGAACCGCGCTCAAACAATTCGTTGAAGCTGTTTGACCCGTTGACTGCTTTACTGAGATCATCGAACGGCTTGCGCATGGCGCGACCCAGTTTCACCGTGAAGTTAACGTACGGGTCGTAGATTCGTCGGATACCGGCCTCAAATTGGTCGTCCATAAGCTTGAGGAGCTTCGGGACGAAGTTGAGGGCGTTCCATTCATCCTCTAGCTTCTTCGGGTCCGGCAGCTGGATTTTCGGCGCAGAGATGATTTGGTCAAGAGGACTCTGGGTCGGGGCGTCAACAACCAGACGGTAAACCAAGTCTGTGTTGTCGTGCTTGGCCTTGAAGTCCTTGAGCTCATCATCAGCCCAGTTGCGGTCCACGTCCACGTACATGTGGATGCGGTCGTTTTCCTCCCGAAGCTTTTCGACGTCGCGGCGAGCATCACGAAGAGAGCCCTCGTCCACGTCAACGTCGACGAAAATCGGTGTGCGCTCAATGTCTGCGACCAGTTGCGCGTACTCGGCCCACGCCTCGTTTGTGTTGAGATGGACGTCGATGTTAACCTTGCGACCGTCCATCCGGTCAATGCGTTTCTCGGCGATGGTAAGCTCGCGGTCGTCAACCTGAAGTTCTACCTCTAGCTGGCTGGCCTCCTTCTTGGCTTTTGCCATGATGGCGCGCAGCTCTGTGTGAAAATGCTTAGCATTGGGAAAGATGCGTACGGCACCTTCACCCACGACAAAAGCCATGTGTTCTCCTTTAAAAACAAAAAGACCGTCTAACGACGGTCTTTAATCTAAAACCCCATCTGTTCAAGGAGGTTGTGAGCCTTCTTCTCCTCGAAGGAGTCCAGCCTCTCTTTAACCAGCCGCTCTCTTGCTGTGATCGGCCTGTTTCTGCGTTCGAACTTCCTGCTGTCGCTCTTCTTCGACAGAGCACCTACAACAGTGAACCGAAGCAGGTCGACGCTGTCCGCTATCTGGGTTAGCATCTCGATCTCGTGCGTCCAGCCTTCTGGAGACACCTCCCCGACAGCGGCGTCCCGGTCATCCTCTAGCATCCGCTTCAGGTCGAGTTCCGACAGACTAGCTGCGTATTTCCTGGCCTCTTCCTCGTTATTGGTGATTGCCGTCTTGAATTTCAGATGGGCCGGAAGCTGCAGAATCAGCGAGTACAGAACATCGAAGTCGCCGAGCGGCGGAATGTACTCCACCAAGTCCGCGTGGTAGTACACGCGGAAGTCATGGAGTAGTTCGTTGGCGTATTGGTCTACGAGGTCTGTGATTGCCCGGATTTTCCCGGACCACCCTCAATACCCCAGAAGCTCCACATATCGTCAGTCAGAGCCGCGAAAAACTCGAACTGCTGGTCGGTGGCGTCGATCTCTTCCATGAGGCGACGGTAACCGGTGGTGTCGTCCGCCATGAAGTTGCGAAGCATGACCGTCGGACTAGCCTCGGGGTTTTCCATCGACAGGGCAACCTTGATGGCGTCCGGGTAGGGAATCTTGATTTCGGTGCCGTCGCTCAGTGTGAGCACGTAGGGCTCACGGGTGCGAACACGAGAGCGCTTTACTCGGCGCTCCGCCTCGCGGGCAAGACTTTCAAAAGATACAGCCATTTACGTCTCCTATGCTGCAATGTAAGTCGCGGAAAACTCTATTCCGCGGTACGTGTACTCTGAGACCGAACCGGTGATTCGGCCTCCTGTTCCAATGTTAACCCAGCCCCCAGAACTCGTTCTTGAGCCTCCGTAGGACTCCCATACCCACGCCGGGGAGATATGCACATCGGCCATTGGACGGGCCCACTGAGGTACGCCGATCCCTTCCAAATCAGAAACCTTGATGCTATTTCCGACGGTGGTGACGAACACAATGTCGCCGCGGCGCATGAAGCGAACACCGCTGATGGTTTGGTCCTGGCGAACCTGCTGCTGCCCCTGCTTGGCTTCCTGAATTTTTCGCTCTAAGTCCGCGTCTTTGGCGTTAAAGCCATTGATGATTATTTCCATTTGACGCTTGTTGACGGCGTCATCCGGCTCGGAAGCGTCCCCCACGCGCAGGCGACCCCCGGCGTAGCGCTGCGCTGCCGTATTATCGGTGACTGCTGCTGACACCATGTTCTTCGGCATCGCAGCATCCGCTACAGAACGGGCGTCCGACGCGGCCTTCTTGGCCTCCTCAACGCGGGCTTTCACGTCGCCGAGTGTCTTGTACCCCTCCGGCGGATTAACAAAGACCTTCTTGACCTCGTTGGTTAGTGTCTGCGCGGCGGCATTAACAGCAGCGTTAACGCGGTCTTGGATGCGCTTCATCTCGGCCAGGTTGCCGTCGGTCTTGCGAATCTCAGCAGCCGCGGCGTCAACAGCCGCCTTCTTCGCTGCTTCAGTGGTGGCCGCGATCTTCTTCTCCGCGTCCGCGAGGTTACGAGCAGCGGAGGTCGCGGTGTTGGCTAGGTCTCGTTTCGCGGCGTCAATGGTGTTGTTGATTTCGCGAACCTTTTGCGCGGTGGCGCGCTCAAAGTTTTCCGAAGCTTGACGAGTAGAACGTGCGGACGCGTCAATGCTGTTTGTTGCGTTGTTGGCTGCGTCGACGATCTGCTTGTTCAACGCCAGGGACTCTTTGGCGTCAACGATGATCCGGTAGTTTTGGTCCCACCAATCCATAATTGATGTGAAGGCGCGACTCGCCTCATCCCTGCGTTGGGCATCCTGGATGAGGCGGTCGACCTCTTGGCTTTGCGCCTTGATTACCTGGTCGAGGAGAACCTTTTGCTCAGAGATAGAACCGATGCGCTCTAAGGCTTTAATAAGGTCGCGCTTGTCGCCGATGACCTCGGACACGTCGGCCCGGAAGTCAGACAGGGACCAGCCCTCGTCGGGGCGTGCGGCAGCCTCCAGCGCTTCGACTCGCTTCTCTAAACTCATGGTCCTCCTCAACCCGATTCTGCTCTTATTCTACCCGGTCAGCGGAACAGAGGTTTTCCACTCTTGCACCTGGTCAGTTTCAACCTGGCCCTTGAACGGTTCCTTGAGGAAATCCTCGCGATCCACGGCGTTGCCGTAGACCTGGTTGAAGCCGTGGTTTTGGCCCTGCACCTTGATGAAGTGGTGGAGAACCTTCGCGGCACCCGCGTACACGTTGTTGGCAACAACGCAGCGCTTGGCCTTGGCGAAACGCACGACAGCGTACTCGAAACTTCCGCGGTCGGGGCGCTTGGTGTTTTCCAGCGCCAGGTCGTAGAACAGGTTTCCGATAACTCGGGTACCGACGGCAGCCTGGAAGTCCGCGTCGTCGGAGCCAACCGAGACACCAAAGTTCCAGCCCTGGTATACGGTATTGCCTTCGAACAGGCATCCGCTACCAGACAGAGAAGTGCCGTTGTCGAACGACCACAGGTGGTTTCCGCGCACGATGATGTTGTCGCAGCCCTTGGTGAAACCGATAGGCTCGAACGCCGTGGTGGATTCCACAGTGCCGATTGAGGAGCCTTCGATGCTGACTCGGCTGGGACCAGCGCCTGCCGCAGCATCGAACACACCGCCGACACCCATGCCGCCTTTAACGCCTTTAATGCGCAGGCCGAACATAGAAACGTCGTTGACGTTGCCCTTCAGCTGGATACCGAAGCCGGTGGTCTTGTCCGCCAGGCCAGCACCGTCGATGTCAACATCACGGAAGCGGACATTGCTGCCATCCAGGCCCTTCGGGTTTTCCTTCACAGCCGCAGACTGGTGGAGGATGCCGTTGGCACCGGAGTTAATGATCAACAGATCGATGTAGTCCATGAGCATGGCGTTCGACACCTGGAAAGCATTGCGCTCAGGGTCGCCGGTCTTCCAGTCCATGTTGACCGCGAAGCCCTGGAGAGTGGAGCGGTGGCTGTTGGAGCCGGAGGTAACCAGGAACGGAACCTGCGTCGCCGACTTGTCGTAGTCAAGTTGCGTTAGGTTGCGGCCAGCGCCAACGATCTTCTTTCCGGCGATCTTATCCATCGTAACGGTCTTGATCTTGTGCTTGCCAGACGGAATCTTGATGGTGTGGATGTTGGGGGCGTTCACGGCCTTCTGTAGGTTGGCTGTGATGTCGCCGCCAACGACCTCGCCAAGCGCGGAGTCGTGCACCCAGATTGCGCCAGGATCTCCTGTGGCGATAACCTGTTCGACTGGCTCATCCTGGCGGCGGCACCAGCGGAACTGCATGGCGCGGTACTTCTCGCTGGGGACAGAATCCCAAGGGTTATTGTCTTGGTTTTCGCTGCCCTCGACCCCGCTAAAGGTGTCGTCGGTGGCGTAGAAGAAGCCGACATTGCTGACATCCGCTTTGGCCAGAACCTTGCGGAGCTGGTCGACCGACTCCAGGTTGTGAATCGTGTGGATGAAGCGCAGAGGCGATTCCGCGCGGTAGTGGTCCGGGGTGACCGGAGCCGCGGCGTCATCTAGGTACGCAGAGGCGGCCTTTTCGAACGACATGATGATATCGGCGCATTCCAGAATCTCCGGCTTGGTATTGGTACCAGGGTTACCAACAACAAGGAAGCCTTTACCGAACTCTGCCTTGATCTTCTTGTACAAGTCCTTGTACTGGTCGATCAGAGCGGCCTCAGCGGGGGCCCATCCATTGATCATTTCATCCAGGAAAACACCTTCAAGCTTGTAGGCTTCCTGGTACTTGCGGATTTCGGCCAGCACATCATCGGTGGACTTGGTGCCCTTGATGGTACGAACGTAGCCGACGCCAGGAACATTCTTGTTCTTCAACTGCGTCGTCAGGTCGGTGAAGTCCGGTTCAACCTTATCGCCGAATCCGCTTCGGGGGTTGATGATGACGAAGCCGATGATGTCCAGGTTGCCGAAAATGTAGTCCCACTTGGAACCTGGCTGGCGCTGGTCGGCCCACCAGTAGGTGACAGGGCACCAGTAGCGCTGTCCAGCGTTGAACCACCGGAACGGGTCGTCGGAGGAGGCTTCGCCAGCCGGTGCCGGGGCGTTGCCTTCGGCGAGCTTAGACTTGATGGCGGCGTCGACGATTTCTCGAATCTTCGCCTCGTCTACCGGAGCCGCCGGTGCAGCACCGTCGCCCTGCGGGGGAGCGACCTTAGCCAGCTCGGACTTTACGAGGTTTTCGACGGTGGTGTTGAAGTCGGATGGCAGCTCTGCCGGAGGGAGATGCGAGATGCGCTCCTGGACGGCCTTGGTTACCGCTGCGTTGAGAGAATCCTCCTGGACGGCAACAGGGTTGGCCTCAAGGTAGCTGCGCACCGCAGGTGCGATGTCTTCAGCTGTCGGCTTCGCTGGGGCCGCGATGCCTTCAATCTTCTTGTCGAGTTCAGCCTGCTTTGCCTGCACTCCGGTGACAGATTCCGCAGCGGCCTGTGCCAGAGTGTGTGCGCCGCTGATGCCTTGCTCCATATGCGTGAAGCGTGCAGCTGACGGCGGGTGTTGGGTTGAGTTGTCTTTCCACTCCTGTGGGGTGTAAGCCAATTTGGGTATCTCCTAAAGGTATGATTTACGGTGACGTGACCGCATTCGGGGATGTAACAGCGTTGGGGCTGGTCACGCGTAAAACGTTCGCAGCCCCAGGTGTTACAGGAGGTGGCGTAATCGGGGGAGACGTTACTCCGGTTACGCCACCACGAAACCCATGTCAGCAGCAAGAGCCTTCCAGCCCTCGCCACCAAACACGTGCTTGACGGCGTAGTCGAGCTCGTCGTCACGGGAAGCCTTCAGAGTCACCGAGTAGGAAATCTCGGAGTCCGCAGACCAGGCGTTTTCCTGAACTTCAGAAACAATAGCCTTTGGCATCACCTTGATGATGTAGATCGGCAGGTCGTTGTAGGAGTCCTCGGCGATGTACAGCATACGGCGGTAGCGAGCCTTCGGGATGTTGTCCTGGGTGAAGGACAGCTCGGAGTTGGCTCCAACCTTGGCCTCAGACAGGTCCACGTTGAAGTAGAACTCCAGGGAACCCTTGGAGGTTTCCTGCATGACGAAAGCCGCGGACGTAACGTCCTTTGTGAAGTCCGTGCGTGTCGGTTCCTGAGCGCCGAACGACTCGACGTCGGACTGCTCGGTCTCACGGGAGAAGTTGATGCCGGAGGACTTCTGCAGCCAGCCCAGGGAGATGTAACCCATGTTGCGGAAGTTCACCAGCTTGGCGTCATCCGTGAAGAAGGTTTCCGGGACAGCCACGGTCATCGGGGCGAACAGGACCACGCCGCCGAGAGCCTTACGGATCAGCTTGCCCTTGGCTTGACGCAGAGAGTCCAGGTCGGTGGAGCCAGCAGCTGCCGCGTTGTTTTGGTTGGTGATGTCCTCGACCTTGTAGTTCTCACCAGAAGCCTTGCCTTGGACGTTGGCATCGTCTACGGTCAGGGTTGCGGCCTTCACGACGATGGTGAACGGACCACCGGTGCTACCACGGACGGTGGCGGCATCCTCGCCGCTGACAGCGCGGATGGCTGCCTGAATGGTGCTGGCGGAACCCGGAGCCGAGATGGCGCCGGTGGCCGTACCGCCAACATTGAGAGTAAAAGAACCTGACAGGCTGCCTGCAGGCAGTGTCAGCTTAAAGGTTGCCATGTGGCGCTCCTCCTAGTACTAGTTAAGCCCAGCGAACGCGGGCATGGAGTTCAAAAGCCTTCTCAACCTCAAAATCGTCATCGAGTCGAGTGGCTTGTTGCTCTGCGCCGGAGATTTCGCGGGCGTTGTCCAGGTAGAACCCAGCCCAGCTGCGCCTCGGCGCGGCAAGTATTCTTTTTGTAGCCTCACCAGCCAGCCACATGGCCCTAGACCGATCCTTGGCGATGAAATCCAGTTCAACGCTGGAAATATCGGTGAACGAATCAGTTAAGTAGCCTGCGTCACGGTGAATGAGGATGTAATCGAAGTCTTTGATTTTGTAGCGGCGCTTCGCCGTCGTCATGTTTTCGAACCGGTCGAACGCTTTTTCGCGGGAGGTGCCAATTTGTTTTGGTCCGACCAGGTCTTCCAAGATGGCCGCGACGATCCGCTCCCAGTCGGGCATGGTGTAGTCATCCAACTGCAGCCACCTCCCTTAAAGCCTTACTAATGGCTTTCGCTCGTTTCTCTTTCTGAGTTAGTGCTGGCCAGAAGCGCTCTGGGTTTGTCGAGTAAATCTCGAACGTCGCACGGTCCATTTGCGCGCCGCCAGGGACGACTTTGCGCACCCGCAGAGTGTCGCGCAACCGTTGGTCGCGCTCACCGTCATGGCGCTCGCCGACCGCTTTCTTCAATGCCTTCTTGGTGGCCCAAGCTTTACGGAACAACTCGGCGCGCAGCGCAGGGCTGTTGAGCAGCAGGTGGCTCATGCCGTACCAGTCGGAGAAGTACAGGACGCCAGAACGGCGACCAGAGGCCTGGCGGTCAAGGCGCTTCTGGTTAAAGGAATCCTGCATTTTGGTGACGTCATACTTAGGTATAGTCGACATGCTTCACCTCCACCCTGGCCAGGAAAACCTCTTTGCCGCCGACAACACTTGTCCACGGCGATACGTAGTCGTTGTGACCCTCACCCTCAACAATGTAAACCTGCTGCGAGCCGTCGTACGCAGTAAAAACGACAAGGTCATCGGTGCGCACATCATCCGTCGGATCGCAGTACATGGTTTTGCCGTCGTAGGTTCCACGGTTGATGGATTGGGTCGTTGTCAAATCTTGAGTTGTGCGCGGCGCCACGACAGCGCCGTAAATCTTGTGGTGAAACTCGGAACCCGCCAGGGCACCTGCGACGTATTCTTTGTCCCCGAAAGCGTCCTGGTCGTAGTCCTGAAACTGGTCGCGCTTGCGACGCCAAATCTCGACATCGCCAGAGAATCCAGCGCGGAAAGCAATGGAGCTCACCTGTACCCCCTCCATCCGCGACGTGGTTTCGCCACCCGAGCGTAGGGGGTTTTGATGCGGGCCGACAGGGTCTTAGTCTTGTTGTAGCCCTGAAGGAGAAGAGCTATCTGCTCCAGCTCCTCTCGGCTAAACCATGCTTTACCTGGGTCTTCGCTGTCATATCGACTGTACGCGAACGGCCCCATTGTTTCGGACGAAAAGCCGTCCGGGTTTTGCGCGATCTTGCGCGCAGCGTTGGTGACCGCGGCCTCGACGAAAAGACGCAACGGAGCATCCTCCGGCGAAGCATCAAATGCTGGTTTGAGTGTCGGGAATCGGCCCGACAGCCAGGCTGAGATCATCTCAAGGTACGCCTGAAGTTGGGCTAGGCGTTTACCCTCGACTGTGCCTTTGGTCACGAATAACGCCACCCGCTCGGCAGGGACATAGGTAAACGCCAATTATCTAGCCTTCCTCAGACTCATCCGCTCCAAGCTGGCTGGCCAGCTCGGGGATGGATTCGATTACTTCTTCGATGATTTCGTCGCGGCTCATGCTGGCCGGGATCACGAGGCCCTTGGATTCCGCGAAGTTCTTCCACGTCGCCTTGGCGGCGTTTCGCTTCGGGACTTCAAGCTCAGCCTCAGGTTGCGGCTCCGGTTCAGTTGTGCCCTCCGGCAGGTCGGCTGGGCCATCCTGCGCCACAACTGGTTCGCGCTCCGGGGCTTCGGTGAACAGGTGGTCACCCAGCATCGGAACGGCCCAGTCTGGGGCTTCGGTCCCCGCCATAAGGCACACTAGGTCGCCGAGGCCACCAGCCTGGCGGACCACAGTGTTGTGCAGAAGGGTTTTCGACAATTAGACCACCTTGGCCTTGAGGGTCAGGTTGGGCCGGAAAACCACAGGCAGAGCGATAGCGTCCGCTTGGACCTCCAAATTTTTCCAGTTGCCGTGTTCGATGACGCCAGCAACGATGCCCGGAAGATCGCTTTCGTGTTCGAAGCCGCCGGAGTAGTGGGTGAATCCGCTCATCTGGGAGGACATGGTCTGGCCCCATAGGGTCTTACCCAGAGCGGAAGAGCCGGGGGTGTCGGCTTTGCCTTCTTTGCTGGTGAAGATGATGCTGTCCAGTGGAAGCAGGTTCTTCACCTCGACCTTGCCGTTGCTTAGGTTGTTCTGGCGGTACTTCTTCACGGGGGTGATACGCACCTCGGGCAGGTCGAACATGCCAGCCATCGTGGCAGCCAGCGTCGACTCGTTGATGCGACCCATCGAAGCGTCGGTCATGGCAACGACGAAAGCGTTCTGGTTGAACCGGGCCTGCTTGATCACAACGGGGTGGCGCAGCAGCTTACGAGCAACCTGCTCAGGAATCCAGACGAGTTCTGGTTTCTTGTGGTTTTCCTCGCGGTACAGGTCAACGAGGGAAGCCATGTACTCCAGCGGATCGGAAGTGTCGTCCGTCCACAGCTTCGGCGCCGTGGTGGTGAATTCGGTCTTGCGTCCGAAGTCGATTTCCTCGGTGCCAGCGTTCAGCATCTGCAGCTGAATCTTGCCGTCGGCGATGGCCTGGCCGCGCAGAACATCCATTGTTGCAGCGATAGCACGGGTGGCTTCGCGAACAAGATTCTCAGCCTTGGCGTTCAGAGCGTCAGTGGTGTCGCGCTGAGCCTTGAGGAGAGTCTTCTCGTCCAGGACGTAGTTGCGACCAAGAGGTTGAATCTCGCCGCGAGCGGTCTGGCGGCCACCCTTGGTGGCGGACGTCAGGTTACCGTCGAAGGTACGGAAGTCGGCAATGACAAGCTCATCCGGCTCACCGTAGTCAACCTCGAATTCAAGGTCCTGGGTGAACTCGGACGGCAGCAGAGCCGCGAGTTCCGCTTCTTTTGTTTCGTACAGGGCGTGCTCGGTGCGAGCGATCGTGGTCAGGCGCTCAGGGGTGAGCGCGTCACGAGTTACTTCTTTGAGATCACGAATCATTTAAGCCTCGTTTCCTTTAACCAGGGTGATGTTGCTGTTGACAGCCAGGTCGGCTTCGGTGACCTCTACCGGGAGGTAGATGGCGTACACGATGCCGGAAACGACAATGCCTGAATGGTAGTGAGGGAAGTATTCCTCGGTGCCGAGGTCCTTGATCTCACCTGGGGAGATCGCGAAGCCGTCGACCTTCTTGCCTGCGCCTTTGGCTGTGGCGGTGAAAATCTTGTAGTTGTCGCCGTCTTTGTAGACAGGGAGGCCGCCTTTAACCCAGCGTCCTACGCGGTGGGGGCCGTCCTTTTTGATGTCTTCGTCAATGACGATGCGACCGTTGAGGGAGTTGTTGATGGTGGCAATGTTGCCGATCCACCGGCGATCCTCAAGGGAGGGGAGTTTAGGGTCTACACGCAACCCCTTGCGTGTTGGGATAGTCGCCAAAATTTGCTCCTATGATGGTAGGTATTTGCCGATCCCGCTAGGGGCCGACGTGCTGGCGGGCTTGCTCTTCTTCGGAGGGGTCTTAGTTGCCACAGCCTTGAAGGCCATGATCAGCTTTTCGACCGTCTCTTCGGATAGGTCGCCCTCTTCACTCGTGATTTTACCCCAGTCGAGAAAATCCCCTACCGCTTCGAAGGTGTCTTTGTCAAGTCCGGCAGAAGCGAAGCTGTGTTTAACCTGGTCACGAGCAAGCTTCTGGCGTTCCGCGCGGAGCTTTTCTTCCGCTTCTGCGATCGCCTTCTGGGCTTCGTTGTCTTTGTCTTCTGCGGGCTCCTGAGCCGTCTTAGGCTCGGGGGCCTTAGCTGGGGTTTCAGGAGCGGGAGTAGGCACAGGAGTCGCCGGAGCGGCCTGAACTTCCTTATTCTCTTCTTGTGGAGTTTCCGCTGTCGTCTCTGCGAGAGCTTCTTCCGCTGCGTTCTCTTTGATTGCGGCAGCGAAAATCGACACGAGCTTGTCGATTGTGGATTGATTGGCCATTTTAACGTCTCCTATGGTCCAAATTCGATAGCTTCTAGAGAGGCTTTCTCGTTAACGTTGACGAGCGAGCGGCCATACTCTGGGTGGTCGATGACTTTGTACCGACTCCGTTTCAGGTCGAACCCGCGTGTGGAGCCTGCCGCCTCGTTGTAGAAAACCTCCAGGTCTTCCATATTGATTAGTCTACCTGGGTCGAAAAGTTGGTCCCCGACCTTGTAAACCTCGGCCACCTCGCAGTTGCAGAGATTGTGGATCGGCATCAGGTCGCCGCGCGAATACATATTGGTGCTGGCGACGATGCAGAGACCACAGGACTGGCCGGACTCGGACAGCTCCGGGTGCACAATGCGCCGGTAGCCGACAACCTTCGACTTCGGCAGCTTCTCCATTGCCACATGGTGGGTGTTGCGCGACGCCGACTGTATGTCGTGGGACACCATTCGTTCGGCGCGCTCCTCGACCTTCTGTTCGGCGTAGCGTTCGATCACACGGTCGACTTCCGCTGGGGTGAGGGTGACGAGCGCCTGGGGCTCCTCTACTCGGCCAGCCCCGACGGAATCCTTATCGGTTCCCCGAACATCCTCATCGATACCCCGGCTTCCGCCAGCGGGCTCGTCCACGGCTGGCTCCACGGTGCCGAGGGCCGCTCCGCCTCGCGGAGCAACCTTAATCGGCGTCGACGTGCGCGGTCTTTTTGGGTTTGCTCGGCCCTCTTCTTTGCGGGCTTCTTGTTCTGCTTTTGCGAAGGATTTCTTCCACGTTTCATCGTATTTCCCGTCTGGTTCAACCGCGTCTTCTGAAATCCGCTCCGGCCTGGCTATCGGTAGGAGTCCTTGGGTCTCGAACTCCTCGACCAAAGTCTTAATCGGAGCGGAATCTGGTTTTAGTTCGCGGTTCTTCTTGTATTCGTTGGCCAACCGCTCGTAGGCTTCCTCAAGTCCGCTTCCGCGGGTCTCCCTAACCTCCGGCGGGTACTCGCTTTCATCCGGAACTGCGCCTGGCAGCGGAACACCCATAATCGCGGAGCGCTCGCGTACCCCGGCCCAGGTCACAATTTGCGATTGCCGGATACCCATGCGAACAATGGTTGCCGCCTGGCGCGCAAACAACTTGATGCCAGCTTCGGTAGTGAAGTCTGCGGCGCGCAGAAGCGCCACCACCTGCATAGTGACGGCGTCAGTGAGCGCCTTTTTGCCAGCGGCCACAGCTGTGACGATCCCAGCTATCTTGGCGATGTTGGCCTGCTCCACCTGCGCCGGAGTTAGCTCCTGGCCGGGGATGGTGATCGGGTAGTCATAGACCGACCGTGCCGGAGGTAGAGTCTGCGCTGTTACAGGCATTACTGTGCCCCTTCCTCGGCTTTACCGGCCAGCTGGTCTTGCTGCTTCTGAGACTCCGACTTGGCCGGGGTTAGGTTGGTGGCCTGAGTAGCTTTCGCCTTGGCCAGCGGTGTCATAGTCCCGATGGCGGAGGTGAGAGTCTGCGACAGCATCTCCTCAATCCGTTCGTTTTCTGCGCGACGAATCTCGCTTGGCGTCATGAACGCACCCTCGCGCAGAGCGGTGCGCAGGGACACGCCAGCACCAACGAGAGAGGTCACGGCAGCGGTCTTTTCTGCCAGGGTGTAGGTCTGAATTGGACCCCAAATGACTTCGAGGGAATCCTCCTCTGCGCGTCCTTTTTCTCCGTTAACGCTAAGCAGAATGGAGATATGCCGTTTCCACGCCGAGCCGAAACGGCGGCGCCGGTCCTCGACTTTGGCGATGCTGTTTTCCTTCTGCGCGTTCGCACCTTGTGCCGACTGGTTGAGACTGTCGGAGAAGTACGACATCGGCGTGTAGGTCACAGACGCCAAATCCTGGATGTCCTTGGACACCGAGTTGAGGATTTCCTGGAAGCTGGTCGGCGATGACTCCCAAATCTCGGCCCCCTCCGGCAGCATCCAGAGCGCAGCGGGGCTGGCCTCAAACATGTCCGAGTAGTCGATCTCCTGGCCGAACTCGTCGCGTCGTCGGAAGTTGCCTTTAACCCCGCGCTGACGGAACGCCTGCATCGTGGCAATGACCGTGCGCTGCAGGGTCATGTGGTTGATGCGGTCGATGATGGAGAAGTGGTCCTCGAACTCGTTTTTGCCGTCTTTGTTGGTGATCGCCGTTACCGGCACCCGCTCCTGGTCGACAATTCGCTCTTTCCACCACACCCAGCTGCTCATGATCCCGGCTCGGTTAAAAGGAACCTCGGAGTCGTATTGTGTGAGTCGGAGAGAGTAGCCCGCGGCTATTTGCGTGCGCTGTTGCCGGTCGTCGAACTCGCGGGTCGCCACAAACATGTGGCAGCGGCCCGTGGCCTCGCCAGTATCCTCATCGGTTTCGCGCACAAACAGGTTGAGCACATCCCGCGAAAGAACGCGGTCGCGCAGCAACACTACGGCGGCGACCGGCTCGCCGAACACGTCGGTCATGACGGCGGCGTTGGACGGCGGGAGCACCTTTTGGCGCTTAGAGCCAGGGTCGACATAAAGGTACGCGCTGCGGTATGCGCAGGCCAGGGTCATTGCTTCTTGGGCCTTAATTCCCATAGCGTCGCGCTCGAACAAGCGTTCAACAACCTCGTCGCCGGTTTCGCCGGACGATAAAGCAGAGCGGAACCCTAGAATGCCAAGGCGGTCAGTGGTCGCCGAAACAATAAGCTTGGCCCAGTTGGTCTGGCTAATCTCGCGCAGTTGTTGTAAGCCCTCGAACTGCTTTTCTTCCTCTGGTTCGTACTCGGTTCCAACCGGGTCGCCGGACATGTAGGATTCCGCTTGTTCAATGAAATCCCATCGCTGCTTAATCTCGTTAAGGAGAGCATACGCGTAATAGTCCGGGTGGGTTACGTCGTCCGAGTTTTCAATATCGTCGCCGGGTTTGATGGTAAACAATGGCGCTCCTACCTAAGTCGTTGAGGGGCGTCGTAGAACTCCCCAGGGTCTTCCTTCTGCTCGGCACCCTTGGCCAGAGCGTGCATCCGCGCGGCCCAGCTGAGAACCGCGGCCATTGCGGCGTCGTATTTTCGTTTCTTGTTAAGTTTAACAAGCCTATACTTCTGCAGGCCCTCGTCATCGTATTGCGAAAGCATGTTTTTCCCGGCGTTGCCGACGTGCCTCACTAAATCAGGGTTGCCGTTGTGAGCGAGATCACCAGACTCAATGGCCTCGTTGTAGGCCCGGAGCGCATAGTACATGGGGTTGATGTTTTTCGTGTACCAGGAGACGAAAACGCCTTCCCACCTACCAGACCAAATAGAGATTTGCTCCTGCCAGTACGGCGGGTCACAGAACGCAAACTCGACCCGGTAGTCCTCCACAATAGAGGTCATCACCTGGTCTACCTCCGAAACTGGCACCTCCCAGCCCTGGCCGTCCAAGTCCTCTTCGTCCGGTCGCTCCCACAGGCCGGCCAGCACCTGGATGCCAGTGTCGATCTCGGTAACAACGATCGCGGTAGAGTCTTCGCGGCGCGCACCGTCGAAACCAACAACAACCTGGCTGCCTGGCTTAATATACAGCGTCGGGTCGCCAAGGGCCTTGAACTTCTGCACGTCAAACGCAGTCTGCGCGGACTGGACCCAGCGGTTGCACCACACGCGCTCAAGGTAGGAGCGGTCGGCCCCCGCCTCGTCCCACATGGCCGCCGTCGGAATTGGGTCGCGGAAACCGAAGACCTCTTCGCCTGAAGCCTCCTTCAGAGCGCGCAGCCGGTCACCCATCGTGTCGAACTTGGCGTTGGCGTCGCTGGTTTGCCGGTGGTAGAAGAACGTGCGTGCCTCGTCCGATTTGACCTTACCGGCGGCCATGCGCAGCCCTTGCTGGTACTGGTCGCGCGCAATAGACGGCTCGGCAGGGTCCCCTGCGGTGGTGCACGTCAACTGCCAAGCGTCGTCCATTTTACGCTTCGGCAGGTTGTTTTTCATCGTGGCGTACGATTTGCGGTGCCTGTCCTCGTACAGGCGGTGCGGCTCGTCAATGCACTGGAACGTCGGCTTTTTACCGTCCAGCGCGTTAGGGTTAGGCGCCACCGGTAGGATGCGGGAGTCCGCTTCGCCCTGGATTTGAATCCGCTCGTTTGTTACGTCGAACAGTCCGGCGTCGTCGATGAGCGTGGCGATTTCTTTCGCCGCACCATAAGCGAGGTCGTCCAGCATATCTTTGGTCGGCGCCAGCATCGGAATGTACGGCGACACGACGGAGCGGCCAGGGGCCATGCCGCCTGGGGCCTTGGGGTCGTAGCCGTCGAAACGGATCGGCGCGTCCGGGTGCAACTCCACCAAGGCAATGAGCGCCATAAACTCAGTCTTTGCGGCACCTTTCGGCAGTGAGATGTTGACCTCGGTGAAGTGGCGTCGACCGGACATGTCGACGTCGATGTCGCCGAACTTCAGGTGGTATCCATCCGGGAAATGCTCGTATGCGCGCATCAGCAAGTAACGGAAGTCATCACGTACTTTATAAGGCTCGCCTTTTAGCGGGCCGGGGCCGTAGACGAATCGTTCCTCTAGGAAGTCGATGATCTGCGGACCAAGGGACGGCCAAATATCCAAGGTGCCGTCCTGCAGCGTCTCAAGCTGCGGCACGATAATTTCCACTTACACCCCAAAGTTGTTTCTGCGCATCCGCGAGCGTTTTCGGCTCCTGGCTGAACGGTGGTAGTCGTTCGGATTTTCCTCTGCTGCGTTGTACGCACGGGTTTTCGCCGAATGATGCATGAAGCACAGCAACTGCAGATTGCTGATTAGGTTCGCTTGCCGCCGCTCATGCGGCTGGAACTCCGCCAGCTCAACAATGTGGTCTACTTCGGTGCCCGGCTCGCCGCATATAGCGCAGCGACCGCCGTAGAGGTCGACAACCTGGCGCCGGATGGCAGCGGTGAAGTCGCCTTGTCGGCGCTTGATTTGGTGTTCGGCGCAGCGCGATTTACCCGGCAGGGCCGCGTTGGTGCAGGCCCGGTACCGGGGCTCCTCGGTAAACCACGAGCAAAACCGCATTTAGCGCTTCTTTGCTCGTGAACCGGTCTTGGCGGAGGAGGTCTTCTTCTGGCCTCCTTTTTGCCCCCATGTCTTCTTCTTCTGAGCACGCGCTACCGCGTTTTTCGGCTCGAAGTTGTGCCCCCATTTGCCGCCGCCAAGGCCGTTGCCTTTGCTGCGGGTTGTGAGCCGTCGTGATTTTCGTCCTGCTTTGGCCATAGAAAAACTCCTAGATAGTGGTTACATCCATTCTATCTAGGAGTGAGAATTACCAGCCCTCAGGGAAGAACTGCCCTAAGTTCGGCGGCTCGTAGTGCGGACCTTTTCCGACCTTCCCGCCAGGGAGAATTTTGTTGTCGATGAGCTTGGTCTGGTTGCTTCGGACAACCTCCCAGAACGCCGGTTCAACCTTGTCTGTGAGCCCCGCCTTGGCGGCTAGACCGAAGAGGGTGAACAGGACGTCGGCGATGCCGTCGAGGAGTTCGACGCGATCATCCTCCAGGCTCATTGCCGCCAACTCGACCTCGTTGACTTCCTCGCGGAGGAAATCCACGGCCTGTCGGCAGTGCGACAGCTCATCCCACTTCAGGTTGTTGGGGTCCAGCTGGCCAGCTTCAATGTTCCACTCCTCCACGGCACGAACCGCTTCAGCGAGAGAGGGTAAGTGCTTCACCTTGGCCTGTACTGGTATGTGCACGAGCTGGTCGTCTTCTTTCCTGATTGAGGGAGGAGACGTTTCGACACCAAGGAATCCAAGTAGTGCCAGCTTGGTCGCGGCGTAGTTTTGACCCGTGACGACGGTCACAAGGTGCTCGATGGCAGCCGGGTCTTTGAGATTAACTTTAACTTTGACCAAGTCAGCGCGGAGAATTTTCTTTAGCGCCGTAGCACCCCTCGACTCCAGGATGGGGTCATACACTGGGTGCATCGACTTGATCACCGTCTCACCGTAGGTCTCTGGGTCACAGCTGGTATCAAAAATCCACCCTTTGGGGTCGCCTAGCCACCGGAGGATCGCTTTTATGTCGTCGTGACGGCTGTTTATCAACTCAACCACATTACGGTCCTGCGGGTACGCCTCAGTTAGGACTTTGTTGGCCAGCTCCCCGAATACCTCCGGGCAGACTCCGTTTAGGCGGACCAGGATTCCGCGAGCAACTTGCTGGAACTCTGCGTCGACGTCCGGCTGAGTGCGGCGTGTCAAGACCTCCAGCCATGCGCGGAAGTTGCCGGACACCACCATCGACACCGACGTCGAGTTAGGCAGGATCGAACGGGCCGCCTCCTTAGCCTTCTTGCCGGTCACACCCTTAGCCTCCAAGGCTTGCTTGATGCACCGGTAGGCTTCACGAATCTCTGCCTCCGCTTCGAAAATACCTGTTTCGACCAGCTCATCGTCACTCAGCACCTCCAGAGCAGGCGGCAAAACGAGCTCGGCGTTTTCGGAGTCCACGAAGCGCTGTGATTCCACTGAGAAAGACAGGTGACGGTGCCGGGTAATCTCCGCCAGGAACGCACGGGTCACACCCTCCAGCAGGAACGACGCTGAGGCGTGCTCCAGAATGCTGTAGTGCTTTTTGTCGTGCACTGTTGCGTGGATGTACTTCTCTGGTGTGTTGGTGTCTTTGTTCGGTCGATGGAAGCTCTGGTAGCAGTTGCGTCCAGCGAACTCAATGAGCGAGGCTGCTTCGGTTTCGCCTCCGACGGAGGGCATCTTTTCGTCAAGGAGATTCCGGAACTCCGGCGAAAGACTGGTATGAGCAATCAGGGTTACTTTAGGCATTGTTTTCCTCCGCATCCGCCTGGAGCATCTGCTGTCCGATGATTCCGAGTGTTGCACCGAGCACCGTCTGGTCCTCGAAGCCAACCGAGTGTACAGCCAGGCTGTCCGTTGTCGGGGTGTCCCCCTGCTTGATTACCACCATCGCAACCGCCAGGCTCTCATCACCGAAAATTTCTTTCAGCTGGCTGTGCGCGGAGCGCGTTATTTCTTCCAGGCTCATTGCCTTAGTCCCTTCTTGACTTCTCAATTAGATCGTATTCCTCGTCGGCAAGGCGAACCAGCATCACTATCGCTGTCCCACGTAGCGCCAGCAGGCGACCTATCTCAGCTTGCCGCTGCTGCGCTTCCGGGCATTTTCTTGCCTTCGCAATGTCATTCTTCCACTTTTCCTCCGAGTAGTCAAAATTAGCGAAAAACACGGCGGGTGCGGGTTCGCCGTCCTGCGGCGCCATTTCTTCTGGCTGCTCCAACTCCTCGGGCGTGAAGAACCACTCGCCGAGCGCGCGGTCTAGTTCCGCGGCTTGGCGCAGCGCCTTGTCGGCGACCGCTTCCAGTTCTTCGCGTTCGAGCTTGCGTAGGTCGTCGTCGGTTATTTTCAACGGGTCAAAAGCGGTGGTCATTCGAATCCTTCCTCCACTAGCATCTGCCCCTTCATGACTAAGGGGGCTAGACGCCAAAATACGTCGTCGTCGATTTCTCCTGTCGCCAGGAAGCCCTTGAGCTTTGGTTCCATCTCGTCGAACGAGTCGAACGTCACAGAATCCCAGATGACAGCCCTTACTCTGTCGGGAATCTCGCCTCTGCTCAGGTCGAGGACTCCGCGAATTGCTCTTCTAATTCCGATCTGCGTTGCGTTATGAAAGCGCATTGATTGCCTCCTCTGCCTCAATGATCTGCTGGATGTCATCAAGAAGAACAAGAGATGCTGTTACGGAAAGGAGCCCTCGGGAATTCCACTTCTCGACAGCATCCGAAAGCTCTTTCCCGGAGGAGCCCTTCAAAACCATGCCTTCTATGTCATCGGCGGCTTCTTCGGACATGGTCTTCTCTCTGACTAGAGACCGGAGACTGTCAACAAGAGCGGTTTTTGCGAAGCTCAGTCGGTCCTGCTTAATGCTTAGTTCACAAGCTACTTCTCTTTTCCGCACGTCCGCGGCCAGGGTCGCGTAGCCGATGGTGTCCAGCATGTCGTCTGTGGGGTCACCGTGCTCGGCCCAGCGTCCACGCTGCGCGCGGGCCACCTTGAACAGCACCATCATCTGTGCCACCTCCGCTGGGGTCAGCTCAACCCGAGATGCCCCTGGGTCTCTGTGGTAACCAGTGATCTCGTTCAGGAATGCGTTCCAGTAGTCCGCGATCAACTGCAACGTGTCGGAGGCGTCGCCGTACTGGCCTTGACGGTCGTCAAGAATCTCAGTCACTTGTTCTTTTGAGCTCATTACTTAGACTCCTCTGTCTGGTTGAAAAGTTTCACTACTTCCGCTGCGGTGTAGCTTGCAACTCGGATGACGCATCTCGTCAGTGGTGTGACTTTCAAACTTCCGCTGGAGACCTCGTCTAGTTTTTTGACGAAAGCGATGGATGCGGCTCGGTCGGGGAACTGGATGTCTACGGACTTCACGTCGTAGGACCACACCACGCCGTCGACGTTCGCTTGTTTCGCGGCCTGGGCCACGAATTTCGCCAAGGTGAGGCTTTGCTTGCGGGACGCGAACGTTCCTTGGTACTCGAAGTCCCTCAGTTCGCACAGAACCTCGTCCAGCTGGGACGCCTTGACTCGGACGATCATGGCCAGTTGTTTCAGACCCACTCGATGCTCTTCGTCTTTCGGCAGCGTGATGACGACCTCGTTATCTGGATGGTATGGTCCGGCCAGGATTCGACCTTCTAGAAGGCGTTCCGCCAGAAGACGAGCCCGCGCTTGCAAGAGCTCTATGACGGAAAGAGGAGAGGTGGTGGTTACAGTGTCGACGCCGATTGAGCTTCCACTGGTTGGCCTGTCAATCACAAACCTGCTGTCTGGGATTTCCTTCCAGCTTGATATAAAAGCCGTATTTTTAACCTCTGTTAGCGGCAGGTAGTCTTTGATCTCCACCCGGATCGTTGCCTCCTCCAGAGACAGGCCGGAGCGCACCCATCTAAAAACCCTATCCTCGTCGGGTGTTAGATCGCGGTAGTTCACTGCCTTGATGAGCTTCGTTATCTTGATGATCTGGTCGATCGATTCCCGCTCAGACTGCGGCGGCGAGAAGACGAAAACGTCGCCATTAGAGACCTTGACGTGTCCTTTTGTGTTTTCGATGTAACACAGCATGTGCTCAAACTCCTTTCTGAGTCGTTTAAACCGTATCTAACGTACAGAGGATTGTCAAGGCGGGGGTTGGCTTCCGCTGGTTTTGGTCTTCATATCACACGAGTACCTTAGATGTCCATGTGTTCTTCGTCACACGTCAGACAACCTATAGCTCGACAGGTAGCAGATGTGTCTATTAATAGGCTGTGACGAAAATAGTGACGAAACTAAATGAAAACGATTCCCGATAAGTTGCGTTTTAACGCAACTCGCAAAATTGGGGTCTGTGAGCCCCTCTGAGCGATTTGACCCCCTTCTCGGCCGGTGTACCCCTTGGAGCCATGAGTTAGGCCGTCAGAGACCACTTACAATCTATGCAAAAAATCCTCGTCCTGGGGTTTCATGTTTGATACCACCCTCTGACCTGCGGTTTGGACCTCTTTTAAAAATCGTGGTAGCAGATTCGATTTCGGCCTTTACCATTTCGTTATAAAACATTGTTCAACTAGAAGCAAACTTGCTTTTTGGTGTCTGAGCTGGGTGAACTTAAACGCGAAAAACGGGGGTAACCGACGGGGTTATACGAGCTGAACACCGTTCAAAAATGGCTCGAAAATCAGTGTTCAATTTTGTTTGTGCTGGTCACAGCGTTTTGAAAATTAGAACACCCCTTAGGGAATTAGTGGGGCTACACCAACTAATTTTCATTTATGCAGGTCAGAGAGTTATGCAAAATCTGCTCAGAAAAAACTCTTATTTTTCTTAATATTTTCTCAGGATTATTTGGGGTTTTTCCTAGTTAGGGTACCCTTAGCGTGTTATGAGATTTGCTACAACACCAGATGGGGGTAGAAATTGACATTGCGCCGCAGTTCAGAGGTGGCTGCAAACGTGATAGTTCTTTCACATTAACTCGAAAGTTCAATGCGTTGAACTTGAAAACCACATAATCGGGCATATTGGAAGAGCTCTTTTGTCAGTTGAGTTATTGAGGGTAGGTGACCCCTTCTAAATCGAGCTGTAAGGCCCCTCTCGCTTGAGAACATATGGTCTCCGGGTGTCGGTGGCCCGGAGGGGATTTCAGGCCGTCACAGGAGCTGTCAGATGCCGTCTCGAATGTCCGTCGAGCTTACGGCTTCCGCTCGGGTGGTTTTCGGGCCCTGCAGTGGGGTCTTGATTAGGCAAGGCTAACCTAACAAGACTTTTATGATCTATATAAGGAACCGCGCGCGAGGAAAAAGAGTTAGAGCCATGACCTGCGGAAACGTCGTATGGCTTCCGCTGGAGGCGGTTTCGCAGAGAGTCCGAGCTCGTGCTTTCGGCTCTTAAGCCAGGAAAATCGAGGTTTCGAGGCCGATCTGAGCGATTTTAGGGCCGTTTGAGGGCCGAGGCTGGCCTCCGAGGCTGAAAGCTCGCAGATGGGCTAGTCGTAGCACCCCGCTTTTTCGTTGATTCCAAAAACGAAAAAGCGCTCTGACCTGCGATTTTACAAAAGCTGAAGATCGAGTTTCCGCTGGTCAGACTGTCTTTTAGGCGATTTTTTATGCACATTCAGAGGGGTGTTTTCAAGCTGGCTAATATAAACCCTCAAACAAGATTTTGTGAGGTAAGTCACAAAGAGGATTTTTCTCGTATAGGG